AGAGTGTTCAACATAGTATTGAAGTGTTCAGAGGAATTCTGGATAAATTTTAATCTTTTATTGTGGTTCGTTTTAGGGGAGAGAAGAAATTCTCTCTCCTTTTATGCTCCTATGGCGTAATTGGTAGCCGCGAAGGTATTAAGAGCCTTTCTCAAAAGGGTGCAGGTTCGAGTCCTGCTGGGAGTACTAAAAATAAAATAATATGAATATATGTAATTTTATAGGGCATAAATTTAAATACGCTACGTTTCCGTATAGTATAGTTGTAAATGATTCTTATGGTGTAAAAGCCTCTTTAGATACACAATTTAATGTAAGAAAATGTTTACGTTGTAATAAAATTTATACAAATCATTTTTCTTGTCCTGATTATAAATGGAATTCTATTGATGACAGAGAAGGTAATTTTATAAAAAAGGCGGTTGAGGCAATAAATAAATAAAATATATGAGAAAATTTGTAATGGGAGATATTCACGGTTCATATAAAGCATTATTACAATGTTTAGAACGAAGTGGATTCAATAAAGAAGAAGACGAGTTAATCCAACTTGGTGATGTTTGTGATGGCTGGTCTGAAGTATATGAATGTGTTGAGGAACTTTTAACTATAAAGAATTTAATTACTATTAGAGGAAATCATGATCAATGGTTTTATGAATTCATTAGAACTGGGATTCATGGATCACAATGGACTCAAGGTGCAGATGCTACAAGAGATTCATATGGAAAAAGAAGCATGATGATTCCAGAGTCCCATGAGAAATTTTTTGGAACACAAATGAATTATTATGTTGATGAAGAAAACAGGTGTTTTGTTCATGGTGGATTTAACAGACATTTAAGTGTAAAAGATCAAACATATTCTCATATCTATTATTGGGATAGGGATTTGTGGTACTCTGCATTGTCATTTGCAGCCACTATAAGAGGTAATAAAGATATAGATACTCCAAGAGTTATTAAAACAGCTGATAAGTTTAAAGAGATCTATATAGGTCATACAGCTACAACAGCTTGGGATAAGGATACTCCAATGCAGGCTGGTAATATTTGGAATTTAGATACAGGTGCTGGATTTAAAGGAAGATTAACTATTATGGATATAGATAACAAAGAATTTTGGCAATCTGATCCTGTTCAAGAGCTATACAAAAATGAAAAAGGAAGAAACTAATGAAAACATTAAACCTAGCATATCCTGATAAATCAGATATAAAATACAAAATAAGTAAATTTCCTGATGGGCAACAGAATATTGTTATTGAGCCTACTTATTGGATTACAGATCAATTAACTATTACAGCTGTAACAATCAAATCACGTCTTAACAACTGGCGTGATTTAGAACTTATTACTTGTGCTGTAGCATCATTACGCGAATTAGGAATTGAAGAAATTCATCTTTATACTCCTTATATTATGGGTGCTAGAAGTGATAGAAAATTTGAAGAGGGTGGAAATAATTATCTTAGAGATGTTATTTGTCCTATCATTAACTCTTTAAACTTTAAATCAGTAACTTGTATTGACCCACATAGTGATGTGCTTGAAGCTTGTATTAAAGGGTTTAGAAAAGAATCTAATTTAAGTTTGCTTAAATGGGCATTATATGATCCTGCATTACAAGGTATTTATAAAATTGGTGATAATTTAAATAATTTTAATTTAATATCACCTGATGCAGGTGCAAGTAAAAAAATCTATAAATTAGCTGATCAAATTGGTTATAAAGGAGATATTATCACTTGTAGTAAAGAGAGAGATGTTGATGGTAAATTAACTAAAGTTAATGTTCCATTTTCAGAAACTGATTATCAAGGTAAAGATTTTATTATAATTGATGATATATGTGATGGAGGAGCTACCTTTATTAATATTGCTAAAGAGCTAAAAATAGAAAGTAAGGGGAAGATTTATCTCATAGTAACTCATGGTATATTCTCAAAAGGATTCACAGAGTTATCTAAATACTTTGATGGTATTTACTGTACTAATAGTTATTCTGATTTAAATGGACATTATTATCCTGAAGGTGAAGATTTTTCATCAGGAGATAGAGGCTTCCCTGTTAAAGAAATATCAAATTTAGTTAAACAATTAAATATATTTTAATGCAAACATTAACCACAATAAAAGAACTTTTAAGTAATACTAAATTTACTTTATTTGATCAGAGATTTCAATTCCTTGTAATGGCAAAAGGAGATGGATTCCTTATTCAATTAGAGTGCTGGATGAAGTGTAATATCCATAATCAATATGGCTGGCAAAAAGGAGGTAAATATTATATTTCATCACATGCTATTAATGATGAGATTATATTAACTGCCTGGAAAGCTTGTCAAGATTTTATAATGCATGAAGCTCGTGAAACATTTACTTATAAAAATCAAACTATTTTTCATCCTCATTATGATATTGAAGAATTAGTTGAGTTTTGTGAAACTGCAAGAGTTTCAAAAAGACCACACAATTTAATAGCAGAACATATTCAATCAGTACAAACAGCACAAGATATAGACATATGAACCCATTACTATTAGTAGATTTTTACAAACCACATTAGAAGAAATACGAAATAAATTAAAATTAATTTAATGTCTTTAATAGTAATATTTGCAATTATATTTATTCATTGGTTTGGAGACTTTGTTCTCCAAACTGATGAACAAGCTAAAAAGAAAAGTACAGATTGGAGGTATTTAATACGACATACTTTTAATTATAGTTTTACTTGGTTCTTAATAGGTACTATCTGGAGTATAGTTTCTAATATTTATACAAGTATTTATACAAATAATACTTATCTATTTAGCTGGTGGTTTGTCTGGGTATTTAGTTTTATAACTTTTATAACACATACAATAACAGATTATTTCACAAGTAGATTAAATTCTAAATTATGGGCTAAAGGAGATGTACATAACTTCTTTGTATCTATAGGATTTGATCAAGTTTTACATTATGTACAATTATTTTTAACTTATCAATTATGTGTACAAATATTCTCTTAGGAGTAATTATAGGATTATGCATAGGTATTCCAATTGGAATGATCTATGAAGATTTGTTTGATAAAATGGATTTAAGGGGGAGGAGAAAAAAATGATATATTTATCAAAAGAATACAATATAATCAGGGAAATAAAAAATTTTAAAAATGGCAAAAAAATATCCAAAATTACCACTTAGATTTAAAACTAAGTGGATTAAGGCTCTTAGATCTGGGAAGTATCAGCAGGGCCAATATAAATTATATAATAAAGAAAATAAGACATACTGTTGCTTGGGAGTAGCTTGTAGTATTAGTGGAGTTGCAGATAAGGAATTTAGGCTGTTTGGTATGATAGATGGTGAATTAAGAAAAAATCCTAAAATTCCTGAAGTTTTGCTTGGGACAAATACTTTAACTAATAAATTAGTACATTTTAATGACTCTGGTTACTCATTTAAAAGAATAGCTAACTGGATTGAGAAAACTTTATAATACTTTTTTAGTTTGGTTTGTTTTTTAATTAAAGAGGGGATGTGAAAGTCCCCTCTTTTACTTTTTAGTATATTTATATGTATTCTCACCAAAAATTTGATTATAAGTAGCTTCAGTACTATTCCAGGCACTTAATACAGGAAATAAATCACTCCATTCTTTAGCAGTTTTACTTCTTCCTTTTCTAAACCCCTTTTTATAAGTGTCTTTATCAGGATTAGTTATGTAATTAATTGAGGCATTGATGGCTTCCGTACCATCCATGATAGTTTTCATAATAGGAATAGGATCTTTAATAATTGCAAAGGATGAACTTGGGAATATAAAGAATGTTAAATCCTGATATACACGTTGTAATAAGTTTACAGTAAAGTTTACTTCGGGATCATCATCTCCACCACCTGCTAATGCATGGAATACCATACCTAGTCCAACTGCTAAAATAATCATTCTAAACTCAGCAATCTGAGCTCTCATATTTTCAACATCTAAATCAGATAACCCGATTTCTTTTAAGTACTTTTCATAAGATTCTACAGCATTAGCGGCTAAAGGATTTTTACCAATATGCTCACCAATTAAAGGTAAGTTAGTCAATTTAGCTAAAGTTACTAAGGTAGTATTTAAAGTAAATTTACCAGCACCTTTTAAACCTTTAGCAGTTAATCCATCTCTGAGTGTAAGCATTCTACCTTTAGTTTCAAGGTACTTATTTTCAGAACCAAATCTTTCTTCAATTGCTCTTGGAAGCCAGGTTTTAAACAACATAAAGATACGACCATAAAATTTACCCTTAAAAGGCATTGGTGTGTTATAATCACCCTGAGTTCTATGTCTAACTATATCAATACGATCTCTGAATTGAGTTAGTTTAGATATATTTTGACCAGATTCATTTAAATGAACTAACTTATTCCATTCAGGAGCTTCTCCAAATTCAGAAGTTTTCCAGTCACCAAATTCATCAAATGCCTCATATAGATTCTTTTCTTTACCTGCAAGATTCTTAATCTTTGTATTATGTAACTTAGCAAGTAAAATCTGATTAGCTATAAGATATTCACCAGATTCCTGAAGAAGGAATAGTACCTGTGGTATCTTTTTTAGATACTCATTCTTACCGTACTCCTTAGAGTCTTCAATGAAAGTTTCTTTGACTACTCCAAATTTAAGAGCCAATGATCCTATTTTCATAGCTTCTTTATTGGTAAGTAAGTTAGCTGTACCAAACTTAAGCATGCTATTTCTGAGCTTAATCATAGCCCAATCCAAGTCTTTCGTGTTAAAATCCTTTTCACGAGCAGCATAAACATAGTTATTAATCATACCTATACTTACGTTGGCTAATGCGCTAAAAGGCTTTAAACCTATCAAATTAAGACGTGTAAAGTCAACTACAGCATCACTATACTTAATCCAAGAATGCTTCTTTAAAACAGGTTCTGGGCCTATTTTACCGCCCTCATACCATTCTTCATAATCCTTTCTTAACTGTTCTTTTTCTTCTTCTGTAACCTCACGCATAATACCAGAAGTATCATCTGTTCTTGTTTGACCAGTAAGTTCAGCATTTTCTCTAAATTTAAACGCTTCGATAGCATTTGTTAGCATGCCAGCAGTTTCAAGGGGATTCTTATTGAGATCTTTTCTGATTTTATCAGTTATTGGGTTTTTTTCAATCTTTTTAGTCTTTTCTAATTGATACCCAACAAGTTCCAATAAAGGCTGAATTTCAAGCTTATGCTCATAAGTAACAGCCATTTCAAAGCCTTTTCTAAGCAAATCTACAGGATTTTTAAATTGTCCTTCCCTTTGTATTTCATATAAGCTTTTAGGCCTAATTAGAGGCTTAGGACGACCTTTTTCATCAGTAAGATTAGGTAGAGTCTCATTTAATTGATGATATGTTAAAGAGACTGTAAACCAGTCTAAAGCCGATTCTTTAATACCTTTTAAAATATTACCCAATTGAAACTTAGACTCAGTCAAATCCAGCTTAGTTTGATGAATGACATTATCATACATTCCAAGCTCTGAAGTTAATGTTGGAGAAGTTTTGTCATAAATTTCCTGAACTTTATCTACGTACCAGTTATATACTTCCAAATCTTTAACTTTCTCGAAATCAGGATTTTTATACTTTTCAAGAGGTGTTTTTACCAGATAAGCGTACCACTTATCTGCATAAATGTTAGTTCCACCTATATTAGATCGTGGTATTCCATCTTTAGTGATGGTAAATGATCCGTCAGGGTTTACCACACCTTTATTTTCCCAAGAATACTGTTGTTTAAACTTTTCTACAGCATCTTGGTTTACTTCACCATCAAATGTGTTAGCTTCTTCAACTTCTTTTAAATGCTTTTCAAACAAAGCTTTACCTTCTGGAGTAAGTTGATAAGTATAGTTCTGCTCAAACCACTCACCAATCTCTCTTTTAGCATTCATCCAATCTTCTTTAGTAGAAGAATCATTGAGTTTTCTAAGTTTTCTATACACTTCTGCCTGGGCATTATAAAAGTCATGTGAGTACATGCTTATAAGGTGTCCTTTGGCATCAAAGATTTTTTTAAATTCTTCCTCACTGTATTTTTTGACCAAATCACGATACTCTCTATCAAATTGATTTACTTCCAAATCAGTTTGACGAGATCTCCAATTCATTACAGCAGCTGCAAACTGTAAGTGCGGAATATTAGTAGTTTCCAAACTCATAGTCATAGATTTAGCTCCTCCTAAATCAGCATAAGCCTTTTCAAGTTCTTCAGGAGTAATTTCTCTGCCATAAGCTTTAGATGCTTCTACTAATCTTTGCTTAATGAATTTATCAAATTTATCCTGAAGACGAATTGTTTCAGCACGAACTTGAGTAATTTGTCTGTTAAAAGATTCATCTTCTGGAGCATTTAATAATAATTTATCAAATTCATTAGTAAAGTATAAAATCTTTTTTACATCTACAAAATCTGCATCAGACATTTCATTGAAAGGCTTACTTAAAGCATTACGAGCTACATCTAATTGAGCTTTAGCTACACTTAAAATATCAGAGTAAGTAGCTTGTTCAGTTAGTTTTTCTAAAGCAGCACGAATCCTTTTGATGCTCTCACGAGTACCAGCTCTTTCTTCACCATATTGCTGTTTTAATTCAGCTTGTCTATTCTTAAATACAAGCTTAGCAGCATCTATAGTTTTAATTAACTTTTCATCAGATTTAATAGAGTTTGGATCAACTGCCTGGTTATGAGTAACATTTCTAACTTGTTTCTCTCCTAAAGTTTTCTTTTCTATAAAGGAATCAGTTAATCTTTCAAGTTGTGCTTGTTTATCATTAAACAATGATTTAATCCAATTCCAAAACTGTTTATACCAAATATTAGCTTTAGTTTTTTGAGCTACAGTTTGCTCCCCAATAGCCTGTACTAAAGCTTCTTCAGATCCAAATAATCTAATACCTTTCTGTACAATTGAAGAATTTTTAAACCATGAGATATAGTGGTGGGCATATTCGTGAGCTAAAGTATCAGTATTTTGATTTAAAGAATCAATCAGTACTTTACCAGCTTTAATATTAGCCTGACCACGTAATCCTTGTAATTCAGTATATTCCAATGAAATTTCAGGATATACCTCTTGTAGTACAGAAGCTACCTCTTTAGCAGTCTGTTCATCAAAAGATTGTACGCCTTGAGCTTTTTGAAAATGGATAACGTCTAAGTGAGATTCATTTAATTCTACTTCATTCCAAGTATTTCCATATTCATCAGTAATTAATTCGGGATTAAATCCTTGTTTTTTAAGAATATTAGTTACAGTATTTTCATAAAAATTATATATAGGTTTTAAAGCACCAAATCCTTCTTTTTCTATCCTTTTAAGTTCTTGTTTAAGTTGAGCTATTTCTTCTTTATAAGATTCTATTTTAAATTCTTTAGCTCCAAGTTCTATTGCTTTCTCAAGTTCTTTAATCCTATCTTCTTTCTGCTTCTTAAACTCTTCTAAAGTAGTATGCCCTTCAACTTTACTAGCTGTATTACCAGTAGGAAATAATACTTTTTCATATCCTTTCTTAGCACTATCTTGTATAATAGACTTAACAAAGAATGTTACCCAGTTATTATCTTTTTGAAGTAATTTAGTAAAAGCGTCTGCATTATCTAAATAAGTATCTAAAAATGTTTCCCAAATTTTAGTATATTCATTAGCATTTATTTCATTACTATTTTTATAGTAATGCCAAACATTTTTATCATCTTTTTCAGCAGTATATCTATTACTTTCAAATTCAAAATTATTTCTCCATTTCTGAAATAAATCAGATTGTACTTCTAATATTCTACGAGTTTTAGTAGCATTTTTATCTTCTTTAAGAATCTTTGCTTTTCTATATTGCTCTGCAAATGTTCCCTTATTTTCTAAGCTGTATAAATAATTATTAAACTTATAAGTAGCTCCAAATTCTGATTGACTTACTAACTTTCCATTATTTTTAGCCTTCTCAAATTCAGTTTCATCACTTTGTTCTCTATTTTCTGTAAATTCTTTTGTATAAAATTCTCCTTCATTTATATCAAAAGCCATTTTCTTAGTATCTTCTACACTTTGTATAGGAGATTGTTCCTCACTTCTAAACCAACCTATACCATTATCAGTAGAAAATTGAGCATGTCCTTTAATACTAGGTGTAATAGCTGGTGTAGCTATTTCTTGTTCAGAATAATTAGTACCTCCTGGAACTGTTAGGTTAGAATAATGTTGAGTTGGTTTAAATTGTTCCCCTTTTAATTCTTCATATTTTGATTGAGCCTTGCCATATTCATCTTGTGATATTTCTTTATTATTTTTTAAATATTTTTCTACACCCAATTCCCAGTCATTTTGAAAAAATTGTATTTGATAATTATCATTTTCAATATTGAAATTATCATAATTATTATTTAATGCTGACACCTTTTCCCCAGCAGTATTAATCTCAACAGTATAACTATAATTAGCTAGTAAATCAGTAACAATCTCATTAAGATTAGTTTTACCTAATCCTTTAATAAGTTCTCTTTGTTCTCTTGGTACAGCAAGTTCAGCTAAGATTTTTTCTAAGCTCCAGTTGTTTTTATTACCCTTATCAAATATTTGTTTAGCTTTATCGGAATTTAAAATCTGAATAGCTTTTAAACCAGCTTTAACAATACTTTGTTTACTTTCAATTTCAGGTACATTACCTTCATACTTATCCCATAAGTAATAAGCAATATCCTCTCCTCTACTTGATACAAGTAATTTCCACTCTTCTAAATTTTTATTTGGACAATGTGCCATATTAACAAATTCTTTTTAAAATTTTACCTATTTCTTCTACTGAATATCCCATTCCTTCTAATAACTTAGAATTTATCTGATCATAAGAATAAGACTTACCATCTTTTAAAGTCATTGATGGAATTTCAGGTACAAAATCTTCACTTAATTCAACAATTGGAGAAGCTTGCTTATCTCTTACTTCAAATTCTTTTGGTAAAATTATATTATTAGGTAAATTTTTATTTTCTAACAATGATTTCATTTCTTGTTCAGAAAATCCTGCCATATTAGTACCAAATTTTGTAACTAAGAATTTTAATTCAGGATGATTATTGGCTTCTTGAATTAAAGCATTTATAGATTGTTCTATTCTATCTAATGAAACACTTCTTTTAGAACCAATAGATAATTTTGTTCCTGATATAGAAGCTGCTTTTGTAACAATACCAAAAGATTTACCTTCTGTTCCCTGCATTAATTTATCAACAATTCCATATTCTGACCATTTACCTTTTGTACCTACTGGTAATGCTGTATAATTAGAGGAAGTAGTACCTCTTTGAGCTAATCCAGCAGTTCCCCCACCATGTCCTCCTGCTGTATTTGCACCAAATACAAATACTTCATTTGGTTTTAAAGAAGTTATATTTTCTGGTGTATATTCTCTTATAGTTGGAGAAGCTTTAGCTTGAATATCATCTTTAAATTTTCCTAATTCTTTAGCTACTGTTGTATAAGATTCAACTAAAACTTTAATAAAATTACTATTTATTCCTTTACCTTCCCACCTACTATTTTTTACTCCTACTGTATGTTCAGAAGCCAGAAGAAACTGTAATCCACCACGCTCATTAATTTCATTTATTAATTCTGGATTTTTACGAAGTTTTTGAACTTGTAATTTATACATTAAATTCATATCATATTTTAATGCTTCTTCCGTGTTTAAATGTGGGGCTTTTATTTTAGATGCATTTGCCTTATATAGACTCTCAACATCCATTAAATCTTTAGCTTGCCAATTAGGATTTGTTAATCTCTTGCCTAATGGATCAGTAGATCTTGTTGAAATGTTTATTCCTTGTATAGAGGAAGCTTTAGCTTGAGGTTTAACTTCAGCTTTTTCAAATTCTCTTTGAGCTTCAGCCATATCAGCATCCCAGATTGTAGGAGGAATATTTTCCTGTTCTTTAAGAGCTTCCTGTTTAGCTACAATGTCTTTATGAGCTTTATCAAATGCTTCATTTTGAGCTGGAGTTAATGCATAAGGTTGTCTTTCAGAACTTCCATATGGAGTTTTAATTTCATACTTAGCAGAATTTTTATCCCATTTAACCTTCTTTAAAAGTACACCTTCAAGTTTTATCCATTTAGGCATCTTTAAATCACCGTTTTCATCAATGAATGGAGAGTTAATCTCATCTTGTGCATTCTTAGTTGATTTTGTAAAGGTAATAGTAGTACGATCTAAACTTGTACCTTGATAATAATCAGCTGTACGAGATTTAAGTTTATTCTTATTAATACTATGTCTGATATAATTCTCAATAGTCATATCAATAAACTCTCTTGTATTCATGCCTACAAGCTGTTTAAAAGCCTCCTCATTAACCTTATCCTCTGTAAGTAATCTATTTACTTCCTGTGAAGCTTTAGCTAATCCTAAGAACATTTCTGGAAGCATGTACTTAACAAAACTTCCATTTTTAAACATTAATGAATCTTTAAATACCAGGTAATTAAACATGTCCTGATATAACTCAGGATTCTTTTCAGCAATTCTACCACCAGAATTTAATAAATTATCCTGTGTAGTTTCAGTAAACTTAGTTCTTGAATCCATAGTTACCTTAGAGTAACCTGACTTAGCATCATCTTCAAATCTTAATACTCTTAACAAATAGTTATTTGGATTCTCCTGTAAGTAATTAAGTAATTTACTTGACAATGAATTATTACCTTTTAACAACAAGCTTGAGAATTTTTGAGTATTCTCTCTTGTTCTTAAAGTACTAAGCTGTAATGAAGCTATAATAATCCTTTTAATCTCAGTTCTATCATCAGATGATAAATTCTTTCCAAATGAAAAAACAAAGGCATCAAAGATTTTTTTAGCTAGTTTAGTTTCAGATATATCATAATGAGTTAATGCATCTAACGCATCTTTAACATAAGTAATATTCTGATTTAAAACTGGATTCTGTACAATCTTAGATAACATCCCTGGAATAGGTTCAGGCTCCGATGTTTTAGGTCTTAAAGCTTTTTCAGCTTCAAGTATCTTATGAAAATCTTCAATGTCAGTACCCAGTGATCTATTAGTACTTAAGATTCTGTTTACATGAGCACGAGTTTTATCTAAGGTCATTAATCTTTCATACAACTTTAAAGCTTTATACTGAGTGGTATAATACTCAGGAGTATAAAGTTTTTGCTGTTCAGCTTTTAAAGCTGCTTCCATTTCAGCATCTGTAATATTAAAGTCTTTTGGAAGATTTTTTTCTCCTAAAGCTTTTACAATTCTGCTTAATTCAGCATCAACAATAATACCTTCCTTTTCTTCTCCTTTTGTATAAGGTAATGCAGGATTAGTTAATCTTTGAGTTTTACCTAATTCTTTTGTAATAGTTTTAATAGAAGGTTGAATAAAGTATCTGTCAATAGTCTTCTCAGGAATATTCAAACCAAACATTAACATGACCTTATTTACAGTATTGAAATCATAGTTAAGGAACTTAGCAAATGGTTTCTTCATACCATCAATGATACTACCCAAAGTCATTGAGATCTTATCAAATTTACTACGAGTATCTTCAGTACTTGCAAAGCTGTCATATGTATTACCATTGAAGTACAATTGATAATCTTCGCTAACATTTAATCCAAGTTGTGTTACAAATTGAACAAAGCTACTACCATTTACAGTTGTACCTACAAGACCTTTACTTTGTACAGCAGCTTGACGAGCATTTAAAATACTTAATGGTGAACCATTAATACGTGTATGCTCTACATCATTCTCTTTACCCAACTTAATACTTTCATCACTCTTTTCAGCTAAAGGCTCACTAAATGCCTGCTTTAATTCAGGGGAATTAAGAATTTTCCACTTTAAATCAAATAATTTATTAGTTAAAGCCTGCTTAGCATCAAGACCAGATTGAATTAATTTTTCAGGAGTATTTGGAAGATTGAATTTATTTAATACTTGCATAAGTACTCTACTTCTTATTCTTTTTAATTCATCTTCTAAATAAGTAGGATGAACTAAAATCTTTTTAAAGTATAACTCATCTTCTTCATTAATTATATCGTCACCAAAAGATATATTTAATTTTCTATACTCAGGATCATTTTGTAATAATTCATTATATTCAGCTTTAACATAAGTATTATTAGCTTTTAAATCTTTTATATACCCATCAAATTTTTCTTCAGGGGTACTTTCCTTACCATATTCAATAACTTTACCAGTAGAATCTTTGAAATATGCCTTCTTATAAGCATATAAAGCATCTACGTCAAAGTCCATACCCATTAACCATACAAAGTCTGAAGGTGCTATAATAGTATCTCCATATGCATCTGGAAGCAATTCTACAATCTTAGCTGTAGCTATACTGTGATAAGACTGGGAAGGTACACGGAATAATATAATTTGATCACCTTTTTTAAATCCTCTTTCATCAGCCCATTTGCGAGATACAACTACTTCAGCAGGAATTGTAGTTCCTTCTTTATGTAACATACCTTGTAAAGGACGATATTGACCAGTTTTAGGATCTTTAATATTGTATCCTTCAGATGACATAGCTGTAAACTTCACACCAGGTACTTTCTGTCTGAATACTTCTTTATAAGTACTTAAGAATAAATCTACAAATTTAGTATGTAAGTGAGCCAAGTTAGAGTCATACTTCATTTTTTTACCTTCTGCTTCTAACATTTCAAGCATTTGGTTATCAGGAGTACTCTCTTCTACAATACTACGGAATTTACGCAGCAATACTTCCATATCACCACGCTCACCATTTTGAATTAATACACTTTGTACAAAGTTAAATACCTGTGTACGCATTTGTGAATTAATTCTATTGTGCTCATCAAGCAATTCTCTTGTGGCAGGATCTTTAATCTCACTACCTAAGATATTCTCAATCTGATTAGATGCTGTAATCTTACCAGCTTCTTTAGAGTCATTCTCCTGTTGAAGCCTTCTGTAAATATTAGGTATATTGTGAATTTGATCTTTACTTACAGTAATCTCATTTTTATGAATCGAATCTTTTAAATTAAGAGCATTATCAGGAAAGAATAACTTTGCAGCTGTTTGTGGTACTATATGAGTTATTTTTCTATCTTTAGTGTGTTTTAATAACTCCCACTTTTTAAACAGTTCTTCTTTACCTTCTAATGGAACAAATTTACCATTAACATATTTAGCACATAACTGTGGTGTAATATAACATACAGCCATCTTGTTAAATACAGGTCTTCCATCAGCATCAAATCCAGCTACTACTTGTTTGCTTGGAATTAAATCAACTCCAGCTTCTTTAATTTCATCTAAAGTAGGCCAAACAGGAAATCCATTTTCAATAACATTACCCTGAAGTTTATTTACTACATCAATAATCTTATCGTTAAGTCTTCCTTGTCTTGCTAAATCATCAACATAAGAATCTAATCCAGAATAAACCTGAGCATCATCTGTTTTGATTTCATCCCAACCTTCTACATCTTTGTATTGAGGATCATAGCTTTTCTCTTTTGTATCTCTGTTAATATAAGCTACAGAACCTTTAACAAACACAACCTGGTGCATATCAGTAGGATTGTTATCTCTGGCATAACTAAATCCAGCTGCATTTACCATACTAACACGTTTGATATAATCATCAAAGTTCTTAGCATTAGCATAATCACCAGATATTAACTGGTTTATACCGATTGTAGTGAGCGTATTGTTTAAAGTAAAATTATATAAGTACCCGTTAAGATCTCCATATAATTTAATTATATCTTTATTGATTTTTGTTTCAAGTTTGTTTTCAGTAAGTAACTGTAAATGATCTTTAACTTCATTATCAACTGCAATCTTAATTAAATCAAGTACACGATCTTTTACACTTTCTAAATCAACTTTAGCTCCTGCCAGTACAGACATTGCTTCTGTATCAGCTGTATTATTAAACATTGCAAAATGAATCCATACAGGCTTCTTTTCTTTATTATTATTAGCTAAGAAATCATTTCCATATACACCATTGATTCTGTTGTATTCCTGTTTAAACAAATTCCACAGATCAGTTTTACCTTGTTCTGTGAAAGATTTAGTAACAGAATCATAATATTTAAATACAGGAAGTACTCCCCACATTTGCTGTGATTTATCAGCGTACTGATTTAATACAACTGGAGCACTTTGAATACCATTGTACTTTTGAGAACTTTGATTCTGAAAAAGTGCATGCATATAAATCAATGCATCATATGTATTGATTCTACGTGCAGTAACTCCCCTATCATCTAATTTAAGATCATAAGCTAAACCAGTCTCAAAATTATTCATTATATTGACAATAAGAGCAGGGTCTTTACTCAATAACGGGTTAAGTTCCCAATAAGCTTTATTGGCCTCAATGAATTTTTTAGTACTTTCTACATCCTTAAATATCTCTTTAAACTTACGAGTTTGTACTCCTAATAATGAATCTAATCCATAAGAGTACCTCTTTTTACCTTCAGCATCAGTATAAGTCTTTTGGAAAGCATATGGATCAAAGTTGGCATTAGCATTAGCTATATCAGTAAGTAATCCCTCTTGTCTTTCAAATACATTTTTATCAAGATTCTGACGAATAAATTCAAGGTCTTTTACGCCAATAATCTTTATATTACGATCTTTTAAAATATCTCTATTTTGAATGTCTTCTGGATTATTACTAAATGAAAACTTTAGATATTCTTTCTCCAGGTTAATTCCAATATTGTTAAATACTTTGAATACTTTATTTTCTAAAGACTCATTAAAGTATAACCACTTTTTATCAGATTCAGTAAATTCAGTTTGTCCTTTTAAGAACTTTTCCAACATTACAAAATCATTTTGAAGTAAACTTAAAAGAGATTTATCTTTTAATTTTACATCTCCAACAATCTTGTTGTAAATCTTTAAATAAGAATCTTTCCACTTACCATAAGTAGTCTCGTTTAAGTCTCTTTTATTTTCAATAAACAGCTCGTATTTATCTCCATTATCACGAGCTTGCATGTACAGAATCTTGTTTAACTCAAATGCTTTTTTAAGCTGAGTTAAAATATTCTTACCATTAACTCCAACACCATCTGTATCCTGATCATATCCAGAAAGCTGTACTATTCTGTTATAGAAAGCATGAATCTGCTTATTATAAGCACTCATAGCCTTCATGGTACTCATAATATCTGACGGAGAAGTACTGGCAATGGATAAAGTAGGTAACATTCTGTTATACACTTCTCTCCAAGGTAATGCAGTTTGAACTTCACGTCCAAACATATCAAAATCTTTATATAAAGTAGTAGCTAAGAGCTTTTTAATTTGAGCTCCAACTCTGATACTAGGATCATACTCAGATGACATTGCATCAAAATTTAATTCAGAATCATCATCCGTAAAAGAATCAAAATCTTGAACATTCTCCTGATAACCTTGTTGCTTCAAAAATTTAGTTACCTCAGACAAAATCAAATCTTTATTCTGAACTAACTTATTATGAAACTTTTTCATAGCTAACAAGTCTTCAGATACGTTGACTCGACTTTTAATGAATTCAATATTATGAGGTAAAGTTAAATCATAAGCAGCTGCATAAGCATTAAATGCATTTAATATCCTACTTCCAGTTTCTGATTTATTAAATTGACTATTAAGTACTCCAGCTGCAATTGTGTAAATAATATGATTAGATTCACTTGGAGAAGTATTCTTAATAATCTTGTAGTACTCTCCAGTACGAGTATCTTTGAATGAAGAGTTTTTAAAAGCTCCTGAATCAATTCTATTGAATAAATGGATAATACTCTGATTACCTAATATTGTGTTAATGAAGTTTCTAATCTTTTCAAATAAAATTCTCCATACACTTTTAACTTCTTTCTGTTTATTTTGCCAATCTGCATACTTATCTGCAAGAGCTTCTTCATAAACTCTTGTTTCCATCTCTTTATCAGAGAGCTTATCATATTGGGAAGAAGTACTACGCAAATCTTCAATAGCCTTAGCTAACTGACTTGGTGTATAATTTAACTCAGATTTAATCTTATTTCTGTACAAGAATTGCTTTCTTGGAGATAATAAGTTATTAAACAAGGCATGAAAAGCTTCGTGGTAAGTATAAGTACGAGATACACCATTAGCTATATACAATGCTTTACCCAATACAGTACCTACACGAGTACCGTTGATAATTGCGTTGGATACTAATGTATTAATATCTTGTACTGTAAAAGCATCGCCAAATTTATCCTGTACAAACTCACGAGCTTGTTGTACAGTAAATGGATTAGATACATCCACTAAATTTATAACTTTATCAGAAGTTGTAGTACCTGTTCCAGTCTCTAATGCAGTTCTTCTTGCATCTTCTTCTGAAATACCAGCAGCTAATAATCTTTTGTACATTTCTTCCTGCTCAGGAGTAAATGTTACAGGTTGAGCTGGTACATTTGGAGCAGCATTAGCTAGTATTTCATCAATACCTTCAGGTTCTACTACATCAGATACTCCAAAGAAATCATTGACTTCTTTAATTTGAGCTTCTGTTTGTGGATTTAAAGCAGCTAATTCAGCATCATATTTAGCCTTGATTTCAGGTATAATATGCTCTTTAATATAATCATCATTAGATGGATAAGTCTTTACTACTTCACTTGTACCAATTCCTGTTGCTCTTGTAAAACTTTTTTTTGAAGCATCTACAATATGTTGTGTATCCCAAGAACCGTTATTAGAAACTATTTGGTCATAATGTAAATCTTCACCATTGGCAGGTAATATATCAATACTGTCTAATTCTTCTTGTCTTCTTCTTTCTATATCAGCTTCAATGAGTTGTCTATGAGTTTTATTTTCAGGATTATTTAACTTTTTACCTTGATAATAAACACCATCTACTTTAACTTCATATTCTGTATTACCTACTTTACCTATTTCTATATCAGCTTTTTTAGCTTCTATTGTATTAACAGGAGTAACTACAACTGGCTGATCTTTAAATTCAAAGTTTTCAGGATAGAATGTAAATTCAGCTCCCCATTTTTTAACAATTCCTTGCTTAGTACTTGAAGCTAATTGTTTTAATGGATTAGTTACTTTCTTTTCATCTGTATCTAAAGGTAAATTTTTACGTAAAGTAACATCGCCTACATAAACTTTAGTATCTCCAACAGTTAAGTGCAGTCCAGATAAGAATTTTTTAAAATCAGCAAAGTTAGTAAATGTATTTCTAACTTTAACTTCTTGTCTTGGATTATCTCTACCTCTTCCTTCATCTAATACAAGAACTACTTTTAATGAATAGTTTTCTTCATTACTTGCTTTAGCTACACGGAAGGTAATGTTAAATTTAGAATTACTTGATTTTACAAAGAAGTCAAGCTTTCTTAACATCTCATTTAACTGAGGACGTAATGTTTCTAAATCTACATTTGTAGGTAAGTTATGTGCATCTGTTACAACAGTATTTAAAGCATCAATACTCTCCTGAGCTTCTGCTGATTTTAAATCAACTGTATCAGGGAATAATCTTACCCAAAGAATCTTTCCATTTGGAAACTTAGCCTCAACATAATATGAACCACTTTCTAAGCCATCTGGAGCAGTTTCAGGTGTAATACCATTAACATAGTACTCCTTACCTGCTAACTTGTAAATAACAGCTCTATTTTGAAACTCAGGAAACTTTGTGGCACTTATAGGAGTACCATTCCCAATCCAATCAAATTCTGCTTTTGGGGTTAGATTATAGGTATTATCAGGTAATGCAGATTTATCTCCATGTTGTTCTACATAGATTACTGCCGCATCATTGAATTCTTTTGCTCTTTTCCAGTTGTCTTGGAACTCTTTATATGTTTCAGGTGTAATTTCCTGATTGTTAAACTTGAATAACTGCTTAAACAAGTCAATATGCATATCAGTAAAAACAACAGGCTTCCAATTGTTATGTTCATCTAAATATTCGTAAAAATCTGGGTTATAACCATGTGATAGTGCATATACATTTTTAGAATCCTGTGGATCAGTAATTTCTAAAATAATATGTACACCTTCTTTTCTCTTACCACGTAAACGAACTTGTTTACCAAGTGGTACAACATTACCAAATTTAGTAGGTTTAACTTTGGTAGCTTTTAACTTAATGTATTTTTTGTATTCAGACATTGGTACTGTTCCAAGTATTTTGGAAAGTAACTCATCTGCAAAATGTGCTGGAAATGCTTTTGGGCCATGTTTTTGAAGTAAACTTTCTTTAGTAGCTCCTTCAGCTTTACCTCTTTCAGAGGTCATCATATCCTCTAGCTGTTCTTGTTCACGTTTTAAATTATATCTATGAATAGCATTAAAATGATTTACCCCAAATAATCCTTCAATAGTTCTGTTAGAAGGGTTAATTTTATTAGTTTCATTCCAACCATCTTTAGTATTTAGTACTTCACCAGTTTTAGTAATGTAATCAATACTACCATCAGGTAATCTAGTTTGACTAACTACTTCAACTTCTGCTGGATCAGCAAGTATTCCAAATCTATCAACCTTTTGAATAGTTTTACCTGTGAATTGTGTTGTGGGCTGCTGTTGTAAAATTTGAGCAGCAGGTTGTTTCTTCTCAACTTTTGGAATCTCTGTTAATTTATTTCCGTCTATTAAAATTTTAATAAGATCTGTTAAATATCTTAACTGTCTATCATATTTACTTCTTACTTCTTGCAATTCTAACAATCTTTCTTGCTGAGCTTCTAATGCTTGCTCTGAAATTTCTCCATGCTCTAAAGCATTTAAAATTTCCTCTTCTAAAAGGTCATGTTGCTTTTGAAGAGTTGCATAATTAACAAGTCTTTCTTTACCAGGTTTATTAATTATTCCTGATTTATCATAGTTAAGAAGCTCTCTAAGTTTATCTGTATCAGGTTTAAATTTATTTTCTTTTTTAAACCTTTCAAGTAAATTAAATCTCTCTAGAATAACTTTTGTAATTTCCTTTAAATACGCTATAGATTTTTCTAAAAGTTGTTTAATATTAGAAATTATCTTTTCTATAGACGAAAGTTTCTTTTCGATTTTAGCTTTTTTGTCTTTTAACTCAGATAAAGTTAAAGTTTTTAAACTAGGATCATTTAAAAGAGAGTTATAATATTGTAACCTATTTTCCAGATCTTGCTTAATTACAGTTAATGTTTTAATAGTTTCTTTTAAATCTGTAATTTGATCTTGTAATTCTTTAGCCTGAGAAATTAAATTTTTATATTTCTCTCTTGCATTTTTTAAGTTTCTAATATCTTTTGAATTATTTCCATTCTCTTGTAATTTAGTTTGGTAATAATTAATACTTTTTAAAGCTCTATCAATTTTAGAATTTAAAGAGTCTAAATTAGAATCTAACTGAGCCTGTAAAATTTCAACAGATTTAGCATTTTGATTTATTTGATTTTTATGTTCTTCTATTTTAGCTTTTACTGTATCAGCAACAGCTTTAATTGCTTGAGTATTACTCTCACGAGTAATTAACTCTCCCATTATTTTTTCATAATCATCTTCACCTTCAGCATCTAGTTTTTCTTTATTTACTGCTGCCTCCTGTTTAACTTCATCTTTTGTTGACTCCGCCTTAATTTTATTATTTAATTCATCTAAAGCTTTTTGTTTAGCTTCACTTTCTTTTAATTTCTCTTCTGAATGCTTTTTATAGTCATCTAAATTTTTTAATTTAAGAAGCTTGTTATAATTGTCTTGGTGTAGTTGTTTTCTAGCTTGTACTGGAATTAAATCTTGGTTGATTTTAAACAACTCAATCGGAGCTTCTTCAATAATATTTTTAGGCTCTTCTAAAGTTTTAAAGGTTTCTTTTAAAGGCTTTAATTGTTCTTTTAAAATTTCAATTTGCTTTTTATAATCATAAATCAATGCTTTTTCAGGAGAATTTTTAATCTCATTTTCTAGAAAAGCAATACTCATCTCTTTAAACTTAATTTGATGTTCTAAATCTCTATAATTAAAGGTATCTTGATCTTTAGAATTTAATCTAAGTTTTGTTTTTTGATCTTGTAAATCTTTTTCTTCGGTATTAGCTTTTGTTAATCCAATAATAGTATTAAAAAGATCTTGTTTAGCTATACGTTTAGCAATTTTAGACTCTTTAGAATCAAAGAATCCTCCAAGAGTATCTATATAATCATTAACAGCTGCATATTTATGATATGCAGTTTTAATATTACTAATTTCTTTTTGTAAATCTTCTTCTGATAATAAAGGATTACCATTAATATCTTTTTGTTGACTTACAGATTTTAAACCCTCAATTAAATGATGTACTGTATCTGTATCAAAAGCCTTTTGTAATACTTCTGTTTTTAATCTTAATAACTTATCATCCGCATGATCAAAAGGAGTACCAGTTAATTCTTTGGTATATTTAGAATATGCTCTAAGATCTTTATAAATACCAATGGGAATACTTACAGCTCCGCCACCAAGAAGTGACAGCATTCCACCAGATTCTTCTGAGAACTGGAAATTGGGATCATGAGAATATCTACCATCTTCATTTCTTACTATACCAATTGGTGAATAGTTTATTGAAGACATTGTATCATAAGCATCAGTTAGAATAGATGAAATCAAACCTTGATTTTCATATAACCCTAAATTTAATGCGTGATCTTGTTGTCTTTGGGATGCTGCATATTGAAATCCTTCTTCACCTTTTTCTTTTAAATAATTTGTGTAAAGTCTTCCAAATCTGCTAATATTTCTAGTTAATTTACTAGCATCAGTAAATGTCTCAATCCCTCTTTCCAGTCCTTTTAAAGGCTTGCTAAGTCCCGTAATTAAGTCTCCTAACTTATTTCCAGGCATTATAAGAGCTTCTACTATATCAGGTATAGCTAGAGCCATATTTTCATTAAAGAGCTGATCTTTACCAACTCTGGCTTGCATACGAATCCTTCTTAAATCTTCTTCAGAAGGTTCTTGTCCAGGATGATATTTTTGCCAGTTTTCTAATAAAGTTTGTTGGTTTTGTTTAATAGCATCACCAACTTCTGAGTTTGATTCTATTCTTCTTGAATTAGTAATAAGTCCAAGTGCTGTAGTCAATGCTACTCCAGCAGCTACCTTAGATGCTACAGGTTCTGGGGCTAATGCCCCTAAAGCAGCAGCAGCTAAATTTTGAAATACTTTTCCACCAAAAGTTCCAGCAATTGACTGTCCCATCAGAGAAGCAGAACTTCCCCATACTTGAGGGTATGAATAAGTCAGTTTATCCCATAAATCAGCTTGAGAGCCTTGACCTTGCACTAACCAATTTTTAATTTGATACTTTTTACTTACAGGCTCATTTTTAATTTCAGCTGTATTAGAATCAATATCTTTTTGATATTTTTGTACATTTGCAGAAGCTGTTTGAGCTAAATTATTTAACTCTTGCAGTTCTTGCATATATGTATTTTGATCAATAGTACCAGATTGTAATTTATAATCTAAATCACTTTTTTTATCTGGATATTCATCTAATATTCTTTGGGCATCATCTTGTAAATTAAAGTCTGAGCTTTGCTGAGTTTGATCTATACCTTGTAAAAAACTATTTTTAATATTATCCCATTTGGTATTTAAAGCTCCTTGCTCTACCCAATCAGTATTTTCATCTGCAATTCCTTTTGTAGGATCTGGTAATACAGATGCATCATATATTCTATCAGTTTGATCTCCAAATAATTTTTGTTTTTCTTTTATTAAATCTGATACAGCGGAGTTGGAAAATTTTGATAAATTTTCTACATACTGTTTAGTTTGTAAAAAGTTTTCAGGACTTTGAATTTTAGCCATATTAGCTTTCCAATCTCCTCCCATAGCAATAGCTTTATCAACAGTATCAGGCCCAGCATTGTAAGCAGCTAAAGCCTTTTCCCAATCTTGATATTTATCAAACTGTTGCTTTAAATATTTAGTACCGCCTTGAATATTTTGATTAGCATCCCAAGGATCTACACCAAGTTCTTTTGCTGTATCAGGCATCAACTGCATTAATCCAATAGCTCCTGCCTTTGATACAATAGCTGGATTTCCACCAGACTCTTGTTTAATTACAGCTTTAACTAAACTATTAGGTACACCATTAGTATAACCAGCTTCATCTCCCAAGGCAACTTGATTTTTTCCAAGTTCTTTAGGAGCTAAACCAAGTTCAGCCTTTTCTCGTTGTAAATTATTTACTATTTCGTTATTCATAATATGCAGGTGCTAATGTTCCACTTCCTCCTGGTTTTTTACCAAGTTCAATTGGTTGTTCTTTTTTTTCTATTAAAGCTGCTCTCATATTAGCTAATATTTTAGCTAAATATTTATAAGCTTTTCTTTCTGTGGCTAAATCTGGTGCTGAGGATACCATTTTTATTGTTTCTTGATACTCTTTTTGTAAAAAGTCTGCGGTAGATTTATCATACTTTGATAGTATAGTTAAATTTAAATCCACATGATCATTTAATTTTTGTAAATCTTTTTCTACAACTGGTTTTAAAGATTGATAAGCTAGATTTTTTTCAGTTTCTTCTTGTACAATACGAGAAGCTTCTTGTTGTTGAGCTGTAGCTTGTTTTCTAACATGTTCTGGAGCAGCACTATTTCCAAAATAAGCTTGAGTACTTCCTTCTACATCTAATTTTACTGGAGTATTAATAGAGATTTCATACTTTGCTGGTTTTTTATCTGAGGCTGGTTCAGTTAAAACTACTAATCCAGCATCCATAGCTTGTTGAATTCTTTTATTCCCCTTATCAGTATCATTAGGTGATAGCATGCTGATTAATTGCTGATGGGTAACTTCAGCTGTACCACTTAATATAGGTTCTCCTGTGTTTCCTGCATATAAAGTACCACTACTTAAAGGACGGAAGTTTACAGTTCCTTTTAAAGACTGTACACCAATACTTAAATCAGCCATTAATTGTGACTTTGGATCTGAAGCTATAGTTTCAACTTGCTTATAAAATTCAGGTTTTGTAATATCAATACCTTTTTCTTTAGCTATTTTTAAAAGGTCTTTATATTCAGAAGTTCCTTCAAAAGCATAATTTTCCAAATCTTTAGAACTTATTGTCTTTATAGTTTTTAGGTGGGCATTTGCTCCTGAGCCCTCTCTTTTATTTATGGTTAAAGACAATGGAGCATTTGGCCCCTCATCACTTGTTTCATAATCATATGAAATTACATATCCTGGGTATTCTTTTTTTGCTCTTTCAGAAGCAGCATTAGATACATTTTTCCAAGATTTTAAAGTTTTATCTTTTAAAGCTTTATAAGCACCCCCAATATTAATCATATCAGAATTTTGCCTAGTTTCTTCTGGCGATTTAGTAGGATCTGTTACACTAAAGAAAGCTTTTTTACCAGTAAGATTTAAATTAAATGTTCCTTTTTCTTTATTAGGTTGTGATCCTCCAACCATATAAGCAAGTGCATCTATATCTTTTACATCTGCTTCTCCTGTATTATTTAATTGTTGTAAAGCGTCTGTGGCAGGATTAGGGTATAATTCATCCTTTTTAATTCCATTAGTATTAGATGTAGAATCAGTTTGATCTGCTATTCCAGTTATCTCATCTTTATAAATTGGAGAGGTTTCTTCTCTGTCTTGTTGGTATCCTAAATAATTAGCTGTTGCAATTTCTGCCATTCTAGCTGATGGATTAGTACTTTGCCATGTTTGGTCATATCCAGCTACTTTAGCTTCTTGATTAAATCTTGCCTGATCGTAATTAAAAGTTTGTAATCCTTGAAAACTTGGATCTTTTTCAGCTAAATTTTTAAACATTCCATATACTTTATCTGGAGTAATCGTTTTAATAATTTCTCCAGTATAAGCATTTTTAACATGTGTTAATCCTTTAGAATCTACATAAGAACTTACTGGAATTCCTTGATCTGCATACTCTTTTGTAATAGTAGCTTTAATACGATCAAAATAAGGTTTAAATTCTTCAGTTTTTCCTGGAGCAACACTTTGATACCAACTTGGATCAAAATTGCCTTGTCTTTGTGTCCAACCAGAATTTGGATTATAAAAATCCTGAACATGATTTTCAAATCCTGGGCCTAATCTAAGTGTAGCAGCATATTCTTTAGCTGCTTCATCTTGTTTTATAGTTTGATATTCAGGATCAGATTTAATCTGATTCGCAATTTGTTTAATTTTGTAAGCTCCTCCAGACAAATTGCCAGATTTTTGCATTTCTTCATATAAAGAATTTACCTGATTTTGTATTTTATCCCTATAAGCTTTTGCTCTTTCTTGTGTTGCGTAACCTCCTTGAATAGTAGAAGCTATCCCACTTAAGTTAGAAAGCTCAGTCTCCTGAATATCAGCTCTTTTTTGAACTGCATCAGCTGCCCTAAGCATAAATTCTTTATCATAAGGTTGAATATCTAGTTGGGCAGGTTTGCCCCAAATTCCTATTGCCATAGTTGCAAATTTAAATAATTATTTTGATATAAACAAATTTTTAGTAATTTTATCTTCCTCTTTTTGAACGCATTATACGAGCATATTCTGGATAAGCCATTTCTAAAAATTCCTGATCTCTATTATAGTTCTGTTTGTTCTGTGAATACTTAGAAAGATCTCCAGCAGCTTGCATAAGATAATTTCTACGAGCATCTTTAGCTTGGAAATTAAACATATCAGATTGCCAGTCAATACCTCTATTACCAGTTTCAATTTGAGAATTAAGTCCCTTAAATTGATTCTTAATGCCTGTATTAGCCTGATCTACATTGAATGAGTAATCACCCATTGCTTTAGCTCCTTGTGCAGCTATACTAGCTTGTCCAGCTCTTGAATACATTCCAGAGTTTCTTAATCCATATTGTGATCCAGCAATACCTCTACGAATAGGTTCAAAATCCTTCTGCATTAAATCTGGAGTCATGTATTTAGTATAATATTTAGAAGCTTTAACTTTATCAGCTTTACTTAATCCTGCAACTGTATTAGCAATTACTGGAGCTAAATCCATCGCTGTATTAGCCCAGTTACCAGTTCTATTAGTTGGTGGAGGAGTACTGTTTCTATCAGATTCCCATCTTCCATAAGTAGTTCCAGTATTATTCAAGTTTACATTAGGAGGAGTAGCAGCCATTGATCCATATCCTGGCAACCCATCATAACCTCTATATCCGCTATAAGCATCATTATTTGCAAACATCTTTTGCCCGTAATTAGCCATTGGAGCTCCTGAATAAGCAACACTAGAACTAGGATCTAAACCAGCTCTTTGTGCATTATAAGCATTACCAGACATATAATCAGCAGCAAATACACTGGGATCTGCTCCATAATCTGATAATTTTTTACTTCCAGTTCCATCACCTAAAATCCACTTACTTCCTCTTGAAGTAATAGCTCCACCACGCCTCATTTGATCCATTTCAGCATCAAGTGTTTCTAAATCACCACCATATTTCTTTATAGCTCTGCGAATAGCATTTCTTAATTTAGAATCTCTTTCATTGTTACGAGCAGTTAAATACTCTTCATTTTGCTGAATAGCATGATTTTTTAATTTATCTGTAGCTAGTTTCATTTGATCTCCATTGTTTCTTGTTGACAATGCCTTTGTATTTTTATCTAATCTTCTTGATATACTCATTTGAGTTTTATCTAATTCTGAACCTGGTTCATCTGTAATAACATATTCACCATCCAGTACTTTTTCATTTCCTTGAATTTCAGCATTCGGTGCATAATCCATACCACCTTGCTCATGTGAAGCCCCATAAGCATGCTCAATTCCATAACCTTCATCATGCATTACCCCACCTTGGATTCTGCGAATATTACCACCTTGATCATATCTGCTTGTTACAACTCTTCCTTGCGGATCAATGTTTAATAATCCTCCATTAGCCATAAAGCCTGAATCTTGAAATCCTTCTGTATTTGTTAGTAAATCATTGTGGGCTTGGGTTCTTTTATCTTTTTTTGCTTTCATAAGACCATAAGTAAATGGAACTGCAAGAGAAAGAAGCTTTTCACCAGTATTAAATCTCTTATCATTTAATGCTCCTAATGCTCTTGATGGGTCTAATACTCCAGATGTAAAAGCTTGTCCTATAGCAGAGTTCCCTGCAATTTTAGTACCTATTTGTGATACTGCTGATATAGCAGCACCCCAAGGCCCAAATGAACCTATACCTTGTTGTACAGCACTTGGTTTAGTAGGGTCTTCTATTTGTTGTACTCCTTGAGCTTGTCCCAAAGAACTAATAGTCCCCCCATATGGATGTTTAACAGGTAACAAGTTTGTATCTCTATTAGGATCACCTTGTTCTTTTAACCATCTTTTATGAGCATCAATCTTAGCTGAATCCAACTTTCCAGTCTTATCATAATCCTTCATTTGTTCTTCTTGATAATATGGACGTGCATCCATATATTTTGTTTGAACAAGTTTCTTAGTTGGAAGCGTACTTGGTACTCTTACTGTATCTTTAGGCATTTCTTGTGGTGTTTGTACTTGTTCAGACACTATCTTTTTTTGTTTTTTTACTTGGTTATTGATAGCCTGTGTGGTGTGTAATTCTTTTACAAGTGTTTGAGCTGGTACTTGATCTTTTTGTAGTATTACTTGTTGTTTAGGAAATTCAAATTTTGGAATAACATCATATATACCATAGTCTGGATTTTCAAAATATTTTTTACCAGTCTCGTAGTTTAAAAATCCCTTTACTGATGGGTATACACAATAAGAATTAGGTCTAGAAAGAGTTTTTAAGTACTCTCTATATTTTTCAGGAATTGTCCAATCTTTTACTAGATCTTCTTTAGTTTTTTTGTCTATACGTTGACTGTTTACATACCTATCATCTCCAATAACATTATATCCAGTTGGTGCGTTTTGTGCGTATTGTCTGTCACCAATAAACATAGCATCCCCATAACCTTCTCCCTTTATAGCAGCTTTTCCTGCTATATATGCAGCACCCATCTTAGAAGCTTTTCCTTTTTTTAAGTCTTCTTTTATTTCTTTAGCCGGAATAAAGTATTGAGAATATTCTGGTTTATATGAAAATCTTCCTCTTGTAGCTTGTAGCCCAGATAAAGTTGCTTTTTCTAAAGGATTAAGTCTATTTTCAAGCAGACTATCCATAGTATTAATTTCTGCTCGTAAATTTTTTTTAGACTTTTCAGTTTCTCTGTAAGAAAATAAAGCAGCACGTGAACTATCCCTGTATGCTTCTATTCTAGGATCGTTTGGGTCTTTAGTTATATAAGGAGCAATAGTTCCTCCTGTTGGAAAACTCATTCCATTTCTTTGCAAAAATGGCCCACTTGTTACATGAGCATCATTAGCTTGATGAAATGCTTCCATGTTTGATGGTGTGTAATTTCTTTTCTTTATTTTACCACCATGTTTATGAGTATCTTTTTGTAATACATAAGCACTTCCAGCAATTGGAGCTGTTTGCCACATGTTATTCATAAGATCTTTCATAGCTTTTGGATCTTTTATATATTTCCCCATTCCAAAAAATCCGTTGGATATTAAACGGTCTGTCATTCTTTGCGTAAATTCATTTTCAGGATTATGATTAAAATAAAAACGGCCTTGATTAATTCTTGCTCTTATTTCTGTAGGATCTGTATAATATTTAAAATCTTTTATATCTTTATTTGACATGTTTTTAAAAAGTTCTTCTTTTGAACTTTCTGTTACTCCAAAAGGCTTTAATAAATCTTCTCTTTCTGCTGGCCCTAAATACATCCCATTTCCATCAGATAAGTGTGAAAGTTCGTGAGCTATAGTATGTTCTCTATTAAGAGGATTTAATACATTATTTAAAGATACTCTTTTAGAATAAATTTTATCGGGGTATCCTAATGACAATCCTTCGGAGTTATCATAATATTTTAAAAATTTTTGAAAATCATCTACAAGTAAGTTTCTATAACTTTTATCTTTAAATTGGTTTAGCGTATTAGGTATATATCTTCTTTCTGGTTTATATGCGTTATAATTAAAATCTGATTTAGAGAACGGTTTATTTTTTAAACTTTTATCAAAATGTATATCAAGATTCTTTCTTTCATATTCATCTAATCTTCTTAAAATTTCTGGAGACTCATGCCAATCTTTTATAAATTTTTCTCCGCTCATCCCTGTATTTACATTTTTACCTTTTACATAAGTTTTAAGATTATTTAAAGATTTCTTGCTAAAAATTTTTTTGCCTATTTCTAATGCTTTGATAATTTTATTTGGCGAATCTACATTTTCAGTTCCGCTAGTAATTATTTTAGTTGCAATTGTTTTAGCTTCTTGTTTAGCAGCTATTTCAGCAGCTATTTCTTCAGCTTTACCAGCAGCTTTTAAAGCTCTATATCCTTTTACACCAGCTTGAATTCCTTTTGCAACTGGAGGTAAAGGTAACATAGCCATGATAATATCATCAGTTATTTCATTGCTAGTTTTTCCAGAAGAAGCATTTTGACCAGGAGTGTAACTTCTTTGAGGTTGAAAAATATGATAATCTCTCTGAACTGGATTCAAAAAAGATTTAGGATGTGGATAAGCAGATAAGTTTCCACCTTCTGGATATTTTTTTCTAATTCTTACTTTCATTATTTAATACGTTGGCCGATGAGATTATATATAATTGTAGGTTGAACTGTTACAATATTTGATTTATATATGATAGCAATAGGATAGTACTCAGTAACAGTACCATCATAGTCCTGCTGTAAAAGCTTATAATAAGAAATGCCCCTATAAGGGCTATAATCCAGATAACGATAAAAAACGGGATAAGTAGTATTCCCAGAACCTTTAATTCTGGTGAGATCCATGAATTTGAAGGTGGAGTCTGCTTTTTGGATTTGAAAAAAATCATTATTAATTTCGGATTTAGTTGACCATTCTAATTGAACTGCATCATCCTTTACTTCCCCACTAAAATAATCCAACTTCACAGGTAATGGACTTGGTATATATCTTGCACAAATTGCATCTTGTAAACATAAAGCTTTCCAGCCTAAACACAATATATAATATCTTGTAGTATCTAATCCTTGTACATATGTATTAGCAGCTAATGGATAAATATTACCCTGCCAGATAATAGTATCACATGTAGGAGAAAATATTTTAAACTTTAAGTACTGGTAAACACTTGGGCCACAACTTGAACTTTGTACAAGCATATAGCTCATATTTAAATCAGCTGTTTCAGGTTTAAACCAAAAGCAATAATTTACAACATCTCCAGCATTTACAGGTGGAGAAAGTGTTGTAAATGTACAATTGTTACCACGTACAGTATCTATAATTGGGCCAGAACATTGTCCTGAAGCATCTTTAGGAACAAAAAATAAAAGTATAGCTAAGATTATAGCTATTAAGATTACTAAAAAGTCTGTTAAGGCTTGTACTTTATCTCTTGTCATCTTGGTGATTTTTTATAGGCCGATTTAAAACTACTTAATTGGAGTCTGTTATTTGATGCATTATCATAAATTAAATCTACAATGACGTATTTATCACGCATTCTTTCTCCAAATGATTTATCAGTTAAGGATAACTCGGAAGGAGCAAATATATCAGTAGGTACAGTATTATAGAGAACACGATTTCTAAGATAGGATAAATTCCAAGTCCTCTCTTTTCTTCTAGATACTTGAGTAACTTGTCTAAAATCAGTATTTTGATAATCATTGTAAATACGAATGCTGTCAAAAGTATCATCTGGTATATTTACTGGGTTAGCGTAGTTGGTATCATCAATACTATCTGTAATCATCTCATAGTTATCAAATACCTTTGTTTCAGTTGGGTAAGGATTTATAATTAAAGAAAGCTTACTTGGATAAATTGTACGATAAAAACTTCCATATAGCCCATCTCCATGTCTCCACAATTGCATTAAGTCATCAGAAGGTGATATAAACCTGCTTAAATCATTTAAATATACAGGAGGAGTAAAGCTATAGAATGAAGTAAAGGCATCAATAAAATCATTATATGCGATTGTGAAAGCCTTTTTAGTTGCACAAGATACACTTACATCTGGAGAATCTGCATTATCCAATTGAGTAAAGTCACTTTGTAATGTAATAGTATCTCCAATAGCTGCAATAACTTTAAATACCTCTAATACAGGAGTATTATTTACAGCAAATTCTACTACAACTTCATCGTCAACTTGTATGCATGCTGGATAGTGACCTGATCTGAAATTGATTTGTACTGGACTTAAGTTGAATAAAGTACCTTTAGTTCCAGCAGTAAATACCAGATCTCTAAATGTCATTATAGCTTCATTGTACCTAAAGTCATATGTACTTGTTACTCCCTTGTTTAAATATGGGTTATCACTAATTTGTAATAAACCATTTAAGTTGTTACTTATATAACTTGATAATCCTTTAGCTACAGTTATTGAAACTGGAGAAGTACCAGTTAATTTATAAATATTTTTAGTGTTTATGTCAAAGAAGAATACAGCATCGTGACTTTGAGTAAAGCTATGAATATGTTTAGATCCAATAATCTTAGAAATATAATCATATCTTGAAAGTACTCCAGATGTACCAAGAGTTAATTCTGCTCCTGAAGTATCCTGAGTTAAGGCTCTTTCATTAACAGTTGTTACGCTTATTCCCCCATCTTGAAATCCAAATAATCTGTCTTGATGTACTAATAGAATATTTAATTCTCCCTGTGCTGTATCTAAATCAATGTATTCATCTTCTTTAAATACTCCCCAGGAATCTACTAGCTCACCATTAATTTTTAATCCAGATTTATGTATTCTTACATCATATTTATTCTTTGCAATAAATGGATCAGGTCTAGGGAAGAATAACATTACATCATTTTCCTGCATGTAATCTATGTACATTCTGAATTCTTCTATTGAGTCTATTTCAATTCCTGTTTGTGCTCCAGTTAATGCGTTTTTATTAAATACTGCCGAATCTGGATTAGTTCTCCAATCTACATTAATTGTACTTTCTAAAGCTACAAATCTCCCCATAGAAAGTGCGTTATCATATGTTGCAGGGGCATCGCCATTTACATTAACGTCTGGCCCATTTGCAAAGTTGACTACATTATCAAATAAACATACATAAGTATCACCACCAAATACATAAGAAGTATAAGAACTTGTGCCTATTTCAGTAAATACAATATGTCCTGTTCCTATGTACTCATTTAAACTTTTAGCTGAATTAGTGTATCCTCCATATTGAGACACCACGTCTCTTTTATAGTTAGCAATATAAACTCTATTTACTGCACCACCAGCATTTTGAGCTATTCCATCTGTAACTGCATACCCTGCTAATCCTCCAAGATCGCTAAAGTCATTAGAAAATAACATTAGTTTCCTGCCTCCATAACTTCTAGTTTCCCCTGGGCCGTTAGCATCACCACTAAAATTACAAGCTGTAGAAATTGATCCTATAGAATATACACTATTTCCTGGTTGTTCTATTAACGCATTATTTATAAATGCTGCGTCTTCTAGTGTATATTTTCCTTGTCTTGTTGTATTATTAATGGGCGAACATGGTGTATAAATAAAATTTTTTATTACCCACTTATTAGTTTGTAATCCTCCTGCAACAAGAGCATATCCTTCTTGGTTAGAGGCAACTGTACCTAGAAAATCTATATAATCAGTTGAGTTAAATCCCGAATAGCCTCCAAATAAAAAATTTGGCGAGTTTAGTGACATTAAAACATGGCTAACTTCATTATCAGGCGCATATACTATTGGCGGTATTATTTGAGATATAGTATAATGTCTGCCTGCATTTGGGTTGTACCAACCTACATTAAAAGTACCCTGATCTAAAATACTTCTGTCAGAGTCTTCTCTTTTTACCCTTACAATACTATATCCAGATATTTGATTTGCAATGGTATCTAAGTTAGATACAGTAAATTTAATTCCCATTACCCATGCTACACACGGCTTAGCTCCATTAGAATCACTAATTGGAAATTGTAAACTTCTCTTTAGAGGATCTCCTGATGGGTTAGTTACAGGATCTAAATCTGGCATATATACATGAGGCATGCGTATATCAGCAATCCAATGTACAAAGGATTTTTCTCCTTTTTTAGAATAGAAGACTATTCCAAATCTGTACGTTTCATCTCTTTGGTATCCTTTAAGTGCAGCTTGAATAAATGGGCTATGAAAGTTCTTTATATTAGCTATGCAGGGGTAATCTGTATATAAACCTTGTCCAAAACTATAAGTATGAGTTTGTCTTGAAGAACTTGAATAATTTGCAGAAGTTCCAGATCCTGTAATGTCTCTATTATCTAATTCAATAGTCCCAGGATCATCTGACCTGTTTGTAAACTCATATGATACATTTGGGCCTTCTCCACCTAAAGTAATACCGTCACTTTTATATAAATAGTTATTTGCACTATAAGGTTCTTGGTTTGGGTTATGATCATCTGGATCTGTATAAGTTACGCCAGCATGATTATATCTGTAAGCACGAGTATCAAAATCAACATCAAAATCACTGTACTTTACATTACCAAAGAACAAGTAATGATTTTTTGAAGCAATTGTTTTTACAGTCTGAAAGTTAATGTTACTTGAAATAAACTCATCTAATGTTACTGGTACTTTAGTTTCTCTACCAGTTAAAGTAAAGTCTAATATTCCAGTACCTGGTATGGGCTCATTAGCTACAATGTTAATTTCAGGATTACCTGTTGCAGAAGCTCTATAAATGCTAACAATTTCAACACGATTAAATGAGGTATCAAGATTAAATAGTTTGTACTTTATTTGTTTTGTTGTGGGAACTGCAATAGCACTTCCTTGATATTCTGTAGTAGTACTGGTTAAATCATTAACTCCAGTTAACGGTAATGGATTACAAGGTACAAAAAAAGATGTACTTGCTCCAGCTGTCTTTTTTAATCTGTAAGAAAGCTGATAACAACCTGTATTTAAAATACCACCACTTTGTACAATATCCTGTGGTACAATGTTTCCTAAATTATATACAGGTGTATTTTCTAATGTACTTAAATCTAAAGCCATTACATTAGGATCAACTGTATTTAATGCCTTTGGAGTATTGTAATTATCTGTAAAGTAAATTTTTTGGATTGTATCAATCTCAAAGTTACTTACAAATTGAGCTGGGTTTGCTATTGGATGAGCAACACTAAAATTTAAATTGTTGTTATAAATTAACTTAATTTGTACCTCAAATGTAAATTTATTATAACTAACTCTCCATACTTGTCCAGTTTCACCACTTGGTTGTGAGCTTGCTGTATTAGCTGTAAAAATGATAAAGTCATCTCTTAATTTACCCCAACCCATAATCTTAGGCTGAGGAGTACCTAATACATAAGTATTATTAATAGTGTGCCCGTGAGGAGCTGATGAGGCAGTTAATGCTGGAGTAAGTAATCTATTAGTACTATCTAATAAACTATACAGTACTACACGATCATTATTGTAAGCAGCATGCACTCCCCACGATTGTAATGTAGCATTATTATTTACCGTATCAGCAAATGGTTTTTGCCACGAATCAATTGTTAAATCAATAAGTACTGATGTACTACCAAAGATTGTAGCAATTACAATTTGAAAAGCTGCATTCGCAGTACCTCTTGTAATTTCAACTACATTAGAACAACCTGGAATTGTAAAAAATGACTCATTACCTTTAATATTTCTCCATATGCCAGTACTAGAACCAATCTCTGTTACAAGTTGTCCATTCTCAGAATGAAGATAATTAGTAGGTTGATATAAGGATTTAGCCATATCCTTATTCATTCCTTTTGTGAAGTTATTTACAAATTCCATTATTTAAATCTACGTTGCTCTTGTATTCCCAGATCTTTGAAGAAGTGGTTATAAGAATTTACTTTTGGTAATAAGCGCACTATTGAATTGCGGAGACTTTCTTGCTGCTCTACATCTGGTACTTTAATTTCAGATGCAGCTGCTGCGATAGAAAACTCTTTATTATTTCTTGACTCAATGTAAACATCTTTAGGTATAGAACCTTGTCTCCATTGAATATAATCATTTTTCCATGTAAGATAATCTGCTACAGCTCTTTTAAATTTAGCCGTATCAGGAATCATTACATATCCATCTGGATCAATTGGTATAGCCCAGTAAGCCATACAAACCTTCCCTTCTTTAATATTAAATACAATTCTATTGTCTGTAATATCAAATGTAATATCTTGATATAATGGAGCCAGATTTGGATTTACACTTGCTTGTGGACTAAATTCATTTCCAAATTGATCCACAAATATATCCATTGATGTATTCATGCTTTCTAAATCACAGCAATCTCCGCCCATCAAATAATGAAAACTATTTTGTCTCCATCTTACAGGGTTTCCATTTACAGCAATACCACCTGGCATTAAAGCTTGAAAATCACATGGAAGCGGAACTGAAAAGTTTTTGAAGTCATATACTGGATCTTGTTTTGATCCTATAACTTTTGGAATATAAGTGAGTGGTAATTTTAAAAGGTCGCATAGTTCCGCAGTCCAGAGGCGAATATCATCATCACTTAATTCATTTTGAGTGCCTGTATTACTATAAAATTGTTCTACAGCTTCTCTGCTTGATACTAGTTTAGGTATAATCATTATTCTTCAGGATAATCACATTCACGATTTTTAAGTTTTTTAGCTACTCTCCTCTTACTTAAAAGACTTGGTATAAATTTATACACAGATTTTCCTGGTATCTTACACTTTCTTTTATTCCATTGCCACTTGTACCTGTAGCCATCTGTATGCTCATTTGTAAAATACACTACTTTCTGTATTTTACGACTTTCATGATAATCTATTTTTAACATATTATGTGTTAAAAGATTATCAAAATTCATTTTTCTTTTTTTAATTGAGAGAACTCCAATATTAAGAGGCAATTTAAATTGCTCTCCTTCAATGATCTTCTCTGTAATCATACTAAACAAATCGCTAAGTACCAAGGAATAAGTACTAGCATCAACTAAAAGTCCAGTATTATCACTAAATTTTGATTTAAACTTCTTATAGGCGTATTCCTTCTTGTAATACTTGTAGAAATCTGCCATCCCATAATCAACAGGATAATTGTTTTTTATACCTTTTCTTGGTGTTGGTATAAATGTTCTTACCTCACTCATGCATTACGTTGTTGTGATTCAGTCTTCCCTTCTTCATCTCCTTTAAAATCACTTGGAACTGATACTTGTATTTTTAGATCTTTAAGTACCAACTCCTTAAGTAATGGTATCATGTGAGAACTGATAGGAAAAGCCATGTCATTAGTATAACAAGGACTACCCGTACAAGTAAAATGTTGCCCAGCTTCTCTGGGATCTTCAAACACACCTGTAATACTTCCTTTAGAAAAAGCAAAGGGAGGATTAATAATGTAGATGTATCCATTTTTTAATGTGGCTTTAGCTGAGTTCTTTGTCCACTTAGAAATACCAGAACGAATAAATCTGGCATAAGGCATAAATGAAAAGGAAGTACCAGTAATATCATTACCTGATACACGGGTAATTAAATCTCTTTGATATAATTCAATTGGTTTTGGAATCTTTAATTTGCTTCGTAATACAGTACACTCAGTACTTGTATCACAACATTCACTTGCATCCACAGAAATAAATTCAACGCAAGGTAAAGTCTGAGTTACATTATCACTCAGACTTCTTCCCTTGTTTTGATCTTGTCGGATTAAGAAATTTCTATTATTAATTACAGAAAATTCAACTTGTTCTTGGGATAATAAAGAGTCATCCGAGTACCTCCCTGTTCCCTGAATTGTGCTTAAAGAATCATATACAAGTTGATTTAATGTAGTCATTTATTTTTTCTTTTTTAACAGAGGTTTGATAGCCTCATATACTGCATTAGATATTTGAAAATATTTACCACAGTCAATACATTGCATTCTTCTCTTTTTTAATCCATTTGCCATTGTACGCTCACCATTTGAAATAGTGTGTGTACTTTTGCAAGACGGGCAATGATGGGGTTCTCCACCTGTATGAACAGCTTTATGAGATTTGTGAGTTGTGTAAGGATCTAATTTATTGTAAACCTTTTCAAGTAATACAACATCCTTTTTACAGTACTCAACCATTTTATCCATAGCTTTCTTATCATTGTTTAGAATGATTTCTTTCCATAGAGAAAATCCACCTGTGTCCATTTTGTGTCCAAGTCCAAGATAAGATGCAATGTAATCTAACTTATTGGAATTGAAACGAAAACCTTTTCTACTGAGTTTTAAAGTGTCTAAGCTATGAATATCTGGTGCTATAGATACACCATGATAAATACAACGAGTTCTTAACCATTTTATGTCATAAGCATCACCATTATGACCAAGTACTTCGTCTGCTGAATTAATAACCTTTGCAAACTCCTGTACCATTTTTTTATCATCTCCTTTATTCCAAGTGAGATGATGTACTTTTGAGTCACCTTCCCATTTCCAGCAAATACAAATAATTGCTCTTTCTTTGAGAATACTCTTATGGTCAATATTGAGTTTGTACCCAATATTCCATGAAAACACTACATTTGGGCTTGTCTCTATATCAAAGTACAGCCTTTTAAATTTCTTTTCTTTCTCCATCCTTATCCGACCCTAAAAGAGACTGAACACCTTACGGGGTATAAGCAGCTCCAAAAACTATTAAAATGAGCTGCAAATATAAGTCTTATTTTTGGTATTAGCAAGTTTTTAGATAAAAGATTTCTTCATGATTTTCAATGAGATACGCCCTAAAAGGAAGATAATTGTAGCCCATCCAAGGTATCCTGGGTACTTAAAATACCAAGGTGTGTACTTAACTTCCTCAATTGTAGTCTTATGTGAACTTGAATCACGTTGAGCAGTCTGGTACTTTTCGAGTTCAACCCTCATCTTTTCAATGATAATATCCTTCTCGTCACAGTAATTAGTAACTTGTACTTTTCCATTATGTACTTGTACTAAAGCAGTACTCTTCTTAGACGCACTTTTAAGGATATATACCGTGTCTTTATCACATGGTACTTCATACCTTATAGTATCGCCAGGAATGGTTATAATGGTATCCTTAATGCGTACAAGGTCATGAATCCTTAGACTGTCCTTTATCTGTAGAATCGAGGCTTCCTTCTGAGTCTTGCAACTCATTATCAGCATCAGTATTGGAATCAGGAATAGTAATTTTTTCATCTGTCATAAAATTTGTTAAGAACTTACCTACAATACCTAATATTGTAGTAATTGTACCAACTATTGGATAAGCTGATAATTGTGCTGACTGTCCTACTAGTAAAGCAATCATTAAGCAGGCATCCCCAACTTTTCTCCATTTCGCAGGTGTGGGGCTATAGTAAGAAGTCTTGAGTTTATTTACTTTCTTTGTCATCGTTTGGTTTGAATTGTAATTGTAATTTTATCTGCTTTTTGTAATTCAGCCATTAATTTAGTAAATGTTGGACGTGAGTTTCTAATCTCATCATTTAAAGCCATTGATCCGACTAAAATGCATCCTTCTGTATCAGCAGGGAAATTACCAGTATGGATACGAACTCCCTCATAACCTGGTACTTTAAGAAGTAACGGCATTAACTTCTTAAATCTATTTGACATATTAATGATTACATCGTATGTACCTTCAGGAATAGCTGTATTGCCTTTAATTTTTCCTTCACCTGCATCATCGAAATCACCATCTTTATTTTTATCCACTAATGTTCTTACTGGATCTTCAAGAGTGTAACAGAACAAAGTACCATTCAGATACAATTCTGAGATAGTGCTTTTATCTGTAAATTTAAATCTGAGTACTTTAAGTTCAATTGTCATTTTTCTTTTTTCTTTTTAATTTTGGAATTTGTGGTAATCTGTAACCAAGTAATTTAAGTAAGGTTAAAACACCAACTGTAATTGAGATTATGAATGCTGTAGTTTGCAGGATTTTGAAGATGAGGTCATTCCATGTATTTAAATCAACAAGTAATCTGTGTGTACTTTGTTGAATATTCATTAAAACTGTTCCAGCTCCCCAACATCCCCAACTAATGCACCACTCTAAAAAATTCTGTTGTGGGGTATTGTTTGCAGGATACATTACGTTGTTGTGAGGTTTTAGGTCTGAGATCTTCTTGCCCATAACAGACAAGAAGACCACAAACTAATAGTATAATTGTTAAAAACTTCTTAATCATAAATTAAGGTGTTGGAGGAATACATCTGTAAACCCACTTTCTATCAAAGTGAATTACAGCTACTACATCAATGTATTGCTTTTGAAAAGCTGTTAACTTGTTATTAAAGTCATTAATAAGTACCTGTTCTACAGCTTTAAATGGATTTGGCTGTGATGCATTAGCAATTAATACTCCACCAGAGAAATCATTAGCAGCACCAATACTCTTCTTTTCATCAGAAATAATTAAGGCCACTTTAGCTTTAAATGCTGTTCCTCTCATGGTACTAACTTGTCTAGCTCCTTTTGCAATTACATCTAATCTACCAGAAGCATTTGCATAATTATACGTGGGATAACCATTTACATAAACGTGATGTAAAATTCTATCAGAGTTTAGTAATTGATCTCTTGCAGCAATAGTATCTGGTACTCCTGCTAAATTTTTGTACCAACCTTGATAGAAATCATTATCAGATGTTGTACCTGCAATAGCTGTTAAATCAGTTAGCCATGATGGAAATGTAACTACATTATTCCACCACTCTAATTCAAGATTATATCTAGTAAACTTTTTCTTAGGATCTGTTTGTGTATTTTGGAATCTTTTAGTATTTCCTGATACAAATGTATTTTTACTTCCACCAACAGCAGCTCTTACAGTAATACCCGAATCAGCACATTGCTTTAAGAATCCTGCCAAAGCAGCATCATTTGAGGGACTTGATACAATTCCATTTAAGTCATAAAAGTAAAATCCAGTAAATCCATACTTCTTGGCGTATTTTAAAAGCTTAGCTTTTTCAGCAGTATTCTTATAAATACCCTGAGTACTATCTACATATAACCAGCGTTCCCAAGTTGTAATATTCTGTAAAGGCATAGCCAAAGATTTGGAATATACAGTTGAGTCTTTTGGTAATATATCTGCTTCCTTATTACAACTGAATAAAGAATTGAATACAGATATTAATATCCATACAAGTAAAGCTGTGGCAATAAAACCTAATACACTTTGTTTATTGTGTTTTGTCATAAATTTGTTTTTGTTAAATTCCCACTTGTGATCCAGCTGCTATTGCAGCATCACTAATATCTCCTGCTAATAAAGAGCAAAAGTTTTCTACAATATTTTTTTGTAGATCTGATTGACTAATATTTGGAAATGAGGCTAAAGTGCCATCATGCATTTCTGTAATAATACTTTCTAAACTTGAAGGAAGTTTTTCTCCAAGTCTTGCAATATTACATTGTTGCCAAGCTTCATAAATAGCATTAATAAAAGTCGAGTTACATAGTTTTTGAATCATTGTTTGTTTGGTTTTTAAGGGTTAATATTTAGAAATTGAATTTATATTATATGTTCCTGTTAATGCTGTATTATCAATAAAAGAAACATTGTCTCCTAAGTTAGCAAGTTTGACAGAGGCTAGTCCTCCAATAATTGCAATTATCCCACCAGCATTACTCAGTGTAATTGCTGTACCGTCATTATTACTGATTGTAAAATTATGATCTAAAACAGTTGCTCCAGGATCTGTAATTGTTGTTGGTGTACCTGTCCCTGAATAGGTTCGTATAATTCCATATCCAGAAGGAACAAATAAAGAACCGCCAGATACGGCTGAATCAACATCCACAGTTAAATCAAAATCGTTGTATCTGCCAAACCATACTTTTGAATCATAACTTTGTTTTATAACATGCGATTTAGCATTGCTCCAAGAACAACTAACAAGTGAATATGCATTATCTGTATCTGGTATTATTTGGCTGTTCATTCCAATTGAACAGTTAATTACGCTTATAAATGTACCAGATGCATCACCTAAAACTCCTGTTGATCCTACATCTACTGCTCCCAAAACACTGTAAGGTACATATATCACAGCGTTTGATTCGCAAGCTAAATCGCTAATGGTATGTCCATTTGTAACACAATGTAATACTGAATTTGATCCAATATAAGAAGATGAAATATTTAAATTGTCAAAATTGTTACAGTTTATAGTAACATCTGATTCTAAGATGCTGTTGATTATTGTAATTGTTGGATTTGTTGCCGGTTTATCAAAATAAGTATTTTTTAAAGTAGAATTTTGCATTTTAACAGGATCGCCCCAATTCAAAATATCTATTGCATTTGATGGACTACCGGAAATTTTAGTAAGGGTGTTATTAATTGCAGGAACATAGACGCCTATAATTTCCTTCGCTCCATACCAATCCATCGTTACTTCTACATAAAAGGAAGGAGATCCGTTGTTGGCTTTTCCAAATTGAGATAATATTGGAAATGCTGCACCCTGGAAATATGTTGCTTGAAAAATTGCATCATACAACTGTATTCCTGCTGTTGTTGCTGGAAAATTAGTAATACGATAAAACTGTCCATCAATTAAATTACCAGCAATCGTTTCACTATTAACATTAGCATAATCTAAATCAAGAACTTTTGGACTTTGTAATTGCTCTTCTAAAATATTATTAATATTTAAAGAAGAATAATCAACAGCTTTAATACTTAACCAGTAAATGAGGCATACAGGATAGCTGCTGCAATCCCCAGTAAGAGTATAATTTCCCGAAGCGTCAAATGTGGCAACATCAACTTCTTCAGCCAAAGTGGTTTTTGGGTTTTCCCCTGTTGGGATTCCAGATATTGCATCCTTTGTTGATACAAGGGCATCAGCACCTTTTGGGAGTTGGTCAAGGAGGATGGTTGCTCCTGTGGGGATTGTAATTGTTCCCGTTTGACTATTAATTTCTGTAAAATAGGCGATCTTGTACTCATTGTTTTCTAAATTTGCAACTCTGCCAGGAATAGTAGGATCACCACCACCTGAAGATCTACTCCCCTTGGCAAATATTTTTTTCCTTACTGTTCCTTTTGACATTACATGAAGTATTGAACTTTCAGATATTTTGTACTTGCAGCATCAACTGCAATAGCTCTAAAAGCATTTAAGTTTGTATGATTTAAGATTTCTATTGTATCAAATTCTCCTACTGGTACTCCAGCAGATGAACCACCAGCTGAACCTGTAACAGGAGTAGTACCATCTACTGTATATCTAATAGCAGCATTTGCATTACTACTACTAATAGCCTCTACAGTAATTTCTGCACTCATTGCATTTGCTGGTACTGTAAGTCTAACTACAGCAGAATTGGTTACGGATACTGTTTGATACCCTACACAAATTCTACCATTGTTTCCTTCAGCTAATAGATTTCTAATTGATTTTAAGAGGTCTTCTCTTGTATTGTGCTCTAAACTCATTATAGTTTATGTTTTTATTAATGTTATTATTCTAATGATTCTATTGTTCCCGTATCAGGATTATAATCTACAGGTACTTTAAATTCTGCTTCTTCTTCACAACAATCACATCCACAGATTCTTGTTACTTGTTCAAGTAAAGTTTGAATATCTTGACATGTTAAGCAAATCTCATCTCCAGGTGTAATACAAGTTAAAGCATCAATCACAAGAGTTAAGAATTTTAAATCATCTTGTAATCTTTTTGCCATATCTACTTTACCTGAAGTAGAATATGATAAGTACTTTTTAGCCAATACACTTGAGCAACATTGTGCTTTTAATAAAGCTACTTTAAATTCAGTTAATGAAAATTCAGCACAGTCGTTGTAAATTGAAAATGAATATGTATTAGTACATCCATTATCATCTGTAATTGTTACTGTATATGTCCCTGCGTCTAAATCAGCAATGTCTGAGGTAATAGCTCCTGTACTCCATAAGTAACTATAAGGTGCAGTACCTCCTGTAATATCTACAAGGGTAATACTTCCTTTTGTGTTACTTGAAGGTATAATTTGAGTAACTGAATAAATTGCAGTTATCTGAGCTGGATAAGTTAAAGTAGTAGATTGTGATACTGAACAGTTATTTCCATCAGTAACAGTACAACTATAAGTACCAGCTCCAACTCCAGTTAATGTACTCGATGCTCCTGTTTCAGAGAATCCTGTACTCCAAGTAAATAAATATGGAGCTCCTGTACCACCTTCTGCACCTGCTAAGATTGAACCATCTAACCCACCATAACAAGCAGGATTAGTAGGACTTAAAGACATTGAAATTGCTTCAGTATTGTTAATTGAATCAGATATTGTGTTAGATACACATCCTTTAGAATCTACAACAGTAATAGTATAACTTAAACTTCCTGTTACTAATGGAGACCAGGGGATATTTGAAAATGTACGACTTGTACTATTTCCTATATAAGTTAAAGTTGTAAATCCACCAATTCCATTATCCACATTTAATGTATAAGTATAAGGAGCTGTACTTGGTGTAGTAATATTTACAGTTATTCCAGCATCTTGACCTCCATTACAAGTAGGACTTGTTGATGTTGCTGTAATTACAGGAGAAGAACTTGCTGATAAAGTATAATTATTACTTAAGAAACATCCTGATGTAGGAGATCCTGAATATACTTCAACTGTATAAGAACCACTTGGTAATCCTGTAAATACGTGAGGTACTGCAAAAATAGTAGTACCACTATCAATACTACAAGTATATACTGAGCTTGGGCCGCCTGAAGCAGCTGAAACATTTATACTTCCACCAGCTCCAGTACAATTTGCATTTACTGCATCTACTGTAGCACTTAATATTGTAGGCTCAGTAACAGTTAATGTTGGTGTAGTATAAGGAGTTCCAAGAGCTGAGTCATTTAAAGTACATCTATAATCTCCTGGACATAGTGATGTAATTTGATCTGTTCCAGCTCCAGCTCCTACAAATGGAATCCATGATGCTGTACCAGTATCATATATCTCCCAATCAAATGTATAAGGTTGTGTTCCACCACTTGGATTAACTGTAATCATACCATCACAAAATCCGTTACAGCTACAATTAAGTATGCTATAACTCATAAATAATGGATCAGCTGTTGGTGGAGGATCAGTTATTAGTGGCCTAATTAATTCCTGATCAAATATTAGTATAGTTGTCCAGTTAGCATGAGAATCCTGAGTTGGAGTGATGTCTCCATCAGCTACAGCTTTATTATAAGTCTTTCCAGTTTCAGGTGATGGATTAGAGCATGTTGGGCCTATTGTATAAGTTAAAGTATAATCCCAGCAATCCTGAATACTTCTTGGATCATATACTCCAGTATTTGGAGCTGATATTGTTCCAGGAGGACAACAAGCACCACCACAATAGTTTCTATTTGTAGTTTGTGTTGTAGGATTAATTAAAGGCCAGAATACTTGACTTTCACTTACATTAGCAGCTAATGTTCTACCCTCTAAAAAATATCCGCTATAAGCACTTCCAGTATCATCACAGCCACTTGCATTTGCAGTTGGCGACTCAGCTGAAATAATAATCCCAAGTTCTCTTGTACCAGTTACGTTATTTAAAATGTCTGCTACTACTCTTGAATAAGATCCTGTAGGATCATTCGCATAGTTACCATTGCAATAGTTCCAGTTAGGTGTTCTCCAATATACAGCAATACAAATTCTATCTATAATTGGATCAATACCTCCATCTGCATATAATCTTGCAAGTTGCCGAATACCGCCAGCATAGTTGGGGAACCCTACATATACCTCAGTTGTTAATCCAGTTGTATCATTAGCATTTAAGAAATTTCTACATGCTTTTACACGGTATAAAAATGTTTCGTAATCTACTACTGCAAGTGATAAATTGATTTGTTTATATTGTCTGCAACCTAGTGCTGCCACTGGTAAACTTCTATCAAAAGCAACTCTTGTTAAGTTTGATCCTGTATAAGTTACTCCTATGATTTGACGATAATAATCAGTACCATTAATATTAATTTTGATAAAATCATCAAGTCCTACTCCTGTAATATTTGTTGCAGATGTTTGTCCAGTACAATCCACTGGTGGAACACCGTCCCAACCAATAGCTAAAGTTGTATTACATGTAACAGGTTCTGGATTTAACGCAGCAGTATATGGGAATCTCCAGAATTCAGTTTCATAGTTAATAACACTAAACTGCTCATTAGGGGCAACAGAGTTATTATACTCTACAATTTTTCTAACCTGGGAAGTACCATCAAATCTAGTTGTTAAATAGTTAGGCTTAAATACATCACAAATAGCACCAACTTTAATTCCAAATGCGCTGAATCTTGCAATAATGTTTTGAAGAATAGCTTTTCCATTAGCATTAAATGATTCCATAGCTGCCCCAGCACTTCCATTAGAATCAATGAAGGTAGGAGCTGAAGCTAAACCATACAATATAGCATAGTTGTAACCTCTTGATGACATATAAATAATAAGATCATCTATTTTATTACCAGATCCATTTGGATAAGCCCCATAACCATCTGCGCCTAACAAATGCGTATATGGACTATTATCCGTAGTGCTGGTACTAAAACTATTTATGTATAATCCTACAGTAGTAGGACTTCCAGCTGCTGCCATAATTATTTAATTAAAACCAACCTAATTGAGTAATTTCTACTTTACTATTCCATCTTACAACATCAGGTGCTTCAGAAGTACTATCACAAGTAAAGTGAAGAATATTTCTTGTTCCCGCTGAATCTACATAAATTGCTAATTCAACAGCTGCTGCTCCATAATCTTCATATAAAGCATCTGAAGTAGTTAATATAACTCCGTCAGCAGCGTGACCTGGAGGGTTTGGAGGAGCTGTTATTGCTGCTACGTTATTATATGTTGGTACTCCACTAGGAGGAATAATATAAATTTTATCTAAAATTGTAATAATTCCACCAACGCATTTTGCAGTAAAATGCACATCCCAGATACAAGTTTTAGAAGAAGTTATATTGTAAGAGATAACTTCTGCCTTTACCTTCCAAATAGAATTTGACGGCATTACTAATTGACTATTATACAAACCAAATCCTTGTAACCAAGTTGATAAATCTCTCGCTTTATAAGTGTTATTTGTAAAAGTTGCCGCATTTGCAATGATAATTTGATTATCTCCTTTTGTTGCAAATTTACCTCCTGCAAGAGTTAACGTAATTGGAAATTGAATTTTTCCTTCTTCTCCTGTAATTAACGTATTATTTGCATATGTTCCAAGATTGTGAGAATTGCCAAAAGCAGCTACGTTTGTTTGAGCTACTCCCCCCGCTTGTGTTATAGCAGAAGCATCGTGTGCTGTTCCTGCTAATAAAGAATTTTCAAGTGCTGTATTACTAGTATGACCTTCACCAAGAGCTACGTTATCTTGACCATTTAATATGTGTCCTCCTCCAAATGCTACACATCTAGTCCCTGGTACAGAATTTCCATCTCCAAATGCTGCTGAGTCATTTCCAGCTACAGAATTATTATTATTAAAAGCAATAGCTCTGTCCCCAACAGCTGATCCTACTCCTGATGTATTTTGAACATAGCAATCTAGTCCATTACCTGGTTTAAATGCTCTTGGATAACCATGCCAAATAAACCAATTTACATAACTTGGAGTAGTACTAGTAATGTCACCAGTACAATATAATACATCATTATTAAATACACGAAATTCATTTACACCATCAGTTACGATACCATTAGATATAAATCTATAAGCTGAACCTTGCGTAATAGTACCTCCTGAAGCTGGAACTGGAAAATATATTTTACCTGCTGCAAAGCATGTTGCAGATGCCCCAACACAAGCTGCTGGACTTAATGTTCCGATAATAAATGCCCCAGCTGGCCCAGCTGCTCCTTGACTTCCTTTATCACCAACAACACTAATACTTACAAGTACATCACTACCATTTGTTAATGGAGCTGTACTACCTCCTAAGTACGTTAAACTTGTTAATGTTCTAAATGTACCTGGATCTGAACCACCACCAATTGAATATACTACATATTTAGTACTGTCAGTTTTATCAGTAATTTTAATTAGTGATTTTGTTCCAACGTTAGTGCTGGAATAAAACAAACTTAATACATTACTTAAATCAATTGCATTAGTATCAAATTCTGAAATTGCCATTGAAGTTGTAGCTGCATTAGTAGCTCCAGCTAAAGACAAGAATCCTGAAGTAGGATTTGAAGCACTTGATAAACCATATCCTAAGAACTTGTATTCAAAGGAAACTCCTCCAAATATACCATCAGTTCCATCTGTGCCATTAGTTCCATTAGTTCCATTAGAACCTACTACTCTATCCCAAGTAGTAAAGTCTGATGCAGCTGGAGTAAGTGGTGTAGTACTTTGAATAATACTAATCCAGAATTTTCCATTTGTTGTACCAGGATCATCTAAAGCTGCTGGGTAAGTAAAGTTTGCTCCAGAAGAACTAGATGCTGATGCAATATATACATAGGCAGATTGTCCATCATTTCCAGGTTGGTTTGGTTGTCCTAATGGAGGAAGCATTAAATTGTCATTACAATCAATACACATGTTGTTATTTTTAACAAGCGTCGCAACGCTTAATGTTACAATAGTTTAATAAATCATTTAATATTTTTTGTGCTCCTGCAAGATCACCACATGCAGCTGCATACTTTGCTTTATGTCTTAACATATAAGCATTGTAAAGATCATCAATCTTTTTACTCTTTTGCTCCTTTGTACAAGTAGCACAGATTTGAATGTCTTTTAATTTTTTATCCAAACAACAACAGACGTTATGATCTGATACTACATCACATTGAGATGTGTACAGTCTTCCATTTGTTACGTCTGTAATAGTGTATTTAAAGTGATATACACCATCTTCTATAGTTGTGAGTCCTAATGCTGCTGCTGTTACTTCGTAAGTAATAGCTCCTGTTACACCAATATTAGCTATGATAAAGTCAGCTCCTGGGATAGTTATACTTGTTACAGTACCATCTGGAGTAGTTACATCAAGATAAAGTTTAGTAGTATCTACTGAACTTGCAGGAAAACCTGTTGGTGAACCACTTGTATCATATCCAAACGGATTTGATACGGGGTTAAATAAAGGAGTTATATCTCCGAAGAAAAAGCTAGTACCATCAGATTTTAAAGTAACAGAAGTTTGTAATCTAAGTGTAGCCATTTTTCTTTAAGTAAAAAGGGCAGACAGTGATTTTACACCATCTGCCCTTGTATTTATAATCGGTAAAAGTAAAAAATACTGGTTATCAGATTATACTGATTGAGAAGACATACCAGCAGATACCATCCACTCATTCAACTGATCTAAAAGACGTGTACTATTTTTAGCACCGTCAGTTGAATCTGGAGTAAATATAAACAGTTGTTCTTGCATTGGAACTACACCAGAGATAGGAGACTTTTTACTTCTGTCAGCCCACTCAATTACAATTGCATCATACAACGGAATTGAACCATCTGTAGGAGTAACTTGTCTTCCAGTAGGCAAAGGAACAATTGTTCTGTTCAATGCACCTTCATTTCCAGCTGCAAAGCTTTCCATTTCTGCTACGTGACGATAATCTCCAAAACCTAAAGCTGCTTGTGTAGGAGTTGCTACAGCAGTTGTACCAAAGCCTTTCAATTCAATACGGAAAGATACTCTTTTGTATTTGAAGAAATCTTTAGTCCAGGTCAAAGGAAGACCTGTGAATTTCAATCCATAGTTAGTAGCAGTTGCTACAACACCGCCAGCTTGAGAAGCTGTTGCAATAGCAAGAGCAGCATTAGATGTTCCTTGGAAGTAAGTATGAATTCTGAATTGAGTAGAACTCAAAGTACTATCAGTACTTGGAATACCTACTACAATATAAACTGGAACTCCTACTCCTCTACCACCACCAGCTGTACCAAGACGGATAATTGCTCCAATGGCTTGTACAGAAGAATCTGCTGCATCAAGTGTTACAATATCACTACCGTTTACAACAGCAGCAGTTGTTGCTGATCCACTTGGGTCAGCTGCTGTACCATCACACAATACTTCACATTTAATTTGAGCACCTGTACCTGCCAATGTTTGTTTAAACATATCCTGGTTAATGTCAAATGACAATTGTTTTGCAATTGATTGCTGTGTAGCTGCTGTGCTGTAATAATCGTAAGCTTTACGATATTGTTGTTTAGACCACATCATGTCATCCCAAAGACCTACATAGGTCAGGATGAAATCTGTTCCTGAGTTATCAATAGATCCAGTTGATCCATTATAACCTACAGTTGTTACTTGTTCTGCACCTGCTGAACCATCTTTTCCTCTAAATGCTGTAACATCAGTTCCAACAATTGTAGGTGAAAAATTAAGCAAGTTTCCAACACGCTGAACCAAACGGATGCTTGGATAGTTAGCAATAGTATTGGTACTAGATGCCGGTAAAATAACTTCACCAGATGCACCCATACCAAGTGCTACGATTGATCCATCTTCAAGATATGTAGAGGACGCTGTTGGGTCTGTAATTTGTAAGCTAGAGACTGCAATAGCAGATCCACCTGCTGCAATTTCTTTTCCAACCATTACATTCATTACGTTTTTTTGTGTCTGTACTGACATGTTTCTTTAATTTTAAAGGTTAATATTAATTGTTTGTTTTGTTTAGAATACGATGAATCTTACTTCAATTGTACCATTTAATACTGCTGTTCCTACGTTAGCAATTACAATTGTTGCTGAACCAGCTGCTGGTACAACTCTTGAAATTGCTGGTTGTCCAGTAGTACCACCATAAGCTGTGATTACTGCGTAAACAATGCTTGTAGCTGCAATATTACTGTTTGTTAGGGTCAATGATGTTACAGGTGATCCTGTTCCACTTGTTGGCGAAGTTGTTAATGTTGCTGTGGTAAACTTTCCTGCAACTGCATTAATTGTAGGAGTGTTACTTGCACTAGTTGTACTAACATTTACACCTGTTTTAGCATTCAGATACTCAATGATTGGATTCAAATCACTTGCTCTTACAACTTGATTTTCACCTACGCCAAGATCTAATTGCGCCAATCTTCCTTTACTTGCTTTAACAATTGGTTCAATTGGACTTTTAAATGTATTTACAGACATTTAGTTATTTTTTAAATTGTGAATTATTCTATTTCGTTTAATTTTTCTCTTGCATCATTGACTCTCTGTGACTCAATATCTCCTAATGCATTCCTGACAGCTATTGCAATTACTTCTCTGTATGACTCATCTGTGAGTTCTCCCTGAGCAGTTCCTAGCAATCCAAGTGGTGATTGTTTCTGAGCTTTATCAATTTTCTTGGGATCTTTTAAGTACCTTAGATTATATCCTCTTGGAGTTATAACCATTTGTGGACTTATTACAATCTCAAAATGTTCCAGCGTTCCTATTCTACCATAAGGTAATCTATAAACTCTGTTAAAGCTTGGCTTTGCAAAAGGATTAGCTACTGCTGTATTATACTTGTCATGAGTTAAAGCTACTACTGGTACTCTTACCGTCTTAGTCCTTTCATTACAATCAGTGTATTGTACAACTAATTCTTCATTTATTGCATGCCTGTACTTGGGATAAGGAGTTCCATTTTCATCAAGTACTGTACTTCCATCTGGAAGAGCTACAAAGAATGCATTTTCTTTATTGTCAAGTGTACTTGGTAACATACTTAATCTTGCATTTACTACAAGACTTTGCAGATCTTTAACTCTTTTTTGAGTTTCCTCTAAGGATTCTCTTTTAAAGTTATTTCCCCAAGCCCTCTGTTCAATAAACTCTTCTTGAGCATTTGACAGATACAAATCAATTTCTGCATCTGTAAAGTTAGCTGAGTTAAAACTGTCAGTTTTATCCACACCCACCTTGAATTCAGTATGCATGCGGTTAACTATCATCTTCTCTCAGTTTATTTTATTGCGTCAATTTTTGCTTTTAGACTAACCTTTACCTGACTGTATGAAGGGTCTTGTAAGTTGGCAACTGTTTCAGTTAAACTATTACCAATCAAATCACCACCGCTGATATAGTATTTGGGGCCATTCTTTTTCATTACACCTGCTTGTAAACATTCCTGAATAAATACAAGTGTTTTGTAATCTGGATTATTAACTAAGTCCAGAAACTTTTGAGGTTGTTCATCTACAATCTTTCCAAGTGTTGCTACAACGAAATCTGGTGTTGCTGATTTGGATACTTTGAATTTACCTTCCTCATAAATTCGTAAGAAGTCAATTTGTTCATTAAAGGACATTGCAGTAAATTTCTTCATTGCATCTACTTTAATCATTACCCTCTTACTATCATAAGATGCTTCAACTTCCTGATTAGAAAGTACAAACTCTTTTCTTGGATCTTCATTAGCATCTTCATAAGACAGTGCTACTTTATCGCAGACACTTAAATATGCATATCTAATCTTATCGAGTTCACTTCTATCACAGTCAATAACAACTCCTGATTGTGGTACTTTAGCATAGATTTTAGGATTTGCCCAAGTTTCCTTCGAGTATGGGGATAAAGCCATTGTCTTCATCCCCATTTTAATCTCAAGTTCTCTAGCTTCCTGATCTGTAAGCCCTGTTTTCACAAGTCCTACGTTATCTAATTCAGGAGAGATCCAAATCTCTGCGCCTGAAAAGATATGCAATCCATCATGCTTATTATCAATTTGCTCCAGCCAAGTCTTACGAACTGGCTTTAGCATGTACTTACCTGTTAATCTGCTTTTAGCAGTTGCTGGTGCTGTAGTTTTTTCCATCTGTTTATTATCTTTCTCCACGACTACTTTTGTTTAATTTGTTAATTACTATTAGTATGTATATGATACGTTAGGAATTAATTCAGCTGCACTCAAAGGATTCTGCAATTTAATTGCCTGAGTTGTCAGATATTTAATTTCATAACCATCTACTCCTGATGCACCCATTCCATTGTTTTGAGGGCCAAACGGAGATGTACTACCTGGTACATACCATTTAATATCAGTACGTCCTTTAACTCCCAATTTCTGAATGTTTGGTTCACCATTAGTTGTACCAATGTTCATGATAGTCATACGATAGTTTTCAGTATAACCACCATCTGGGTGAGGCAACCTGTTATGGATTACGTTGTCATATTCAGGCATGTGCATTACAGTGTACTTAATTCCATTGTAACCTTCAAATGTCTTGTATTGACCTCTGAATCCAAGATTAGATCCTGTACCAGTCAACCTGTCTGGATTACCCATTGGTTGGAATACTGCTACTTTATCCTCAATCAGTTTAGAGAACATGAACATACCACGCTCACCAGTTAAAATCAAGAACTCTCTTTGGTCTTCTGTCAAGATATTGATAGACAAGTTTTGTGCTACCTCATGCAGATAATCCAAAGTTAAAGTGTTGTAGTAGAATTTATAAGAAGGAGAGATTTGCTGACGCAATCCTGCACCCTGCTTAATTACAAAACCATTACGTGCTTTAGTAGCGAATGTACCATCAGCTCTTTGGTTAAATTCGGAGAACATCAATTGAGAAGCTTTTTCACGTCTCCATTGCATCTCTGTGATAATATCCTGCCATTTAGTCCAAACAGTCACTGGCTTACCATCACCAACATTCATTGTAATTAACAATGGACGGTTGTGCATGTTACCCGCAACTACTTGTTCTTTAGACAGAGTACTGAAGATGTTACGCATCTCAAAGTGAGATGTGAATTGCGCTTGGCTATATTCATCATTCAGTGTGTTTGTAACAATGTTGTTCTGACGAGATACTTTCTTACCAGCAGTCATTAACTGAGCTGGAATGAAACCACCTGTTGCAGGATTCATTGATTGTACCTCATATACCCAACCTGAACCAGTTGAATAACCTTCACCTACGATACGAACACCAAATGTTCTGTCATCAAAGATTAAGTAATCGGATACACCAAAGTTTCTTTCTTCAAGTTCAAGCAAGAATTTCTCTTGGTTAAGACCTGCTTTACCTACTGAACTGTAAGCTGCGGAAGTAAATGAAAGAATCTTAATTGCTCTTTCTTCATCCCCTTTAAGCATCCAACGGAATTCTCCATCGTGCTCCATCATCTTAGTCGGGTATTTAGAAAGGAAATTATCCAATCCCAAATAGCCACGTCTGTTAAAAATTTCAGTTACAATCTCAGAAGCGAGTTGTGGCTGATTTTGATAAATAGCGTATAAGTGGTTCTCAGTCGTAAGACCTGCCCAACTTTTTGCATACGATACCTGTAGTGCGTTTAAACCTTGTACTGCCATGTTGTTTTAGTTGTTTGTTTTATTTTTAGCCACGTCTTTGTTGCTTTGCTAATTCGAGGGCTTTTTGAATCTTACCTAAATTAACTTTACTAAAAGGTGTGTCCTTTTCTTTATAAGTGTTAACAGTTTTCTTAACCTCTCTGGTTACTTCTGTTTTCAGTTTTGTTTTAATATTTGAAACATCGCCGTTTAACAACAAAAAGAATTGTGCAATTTTAAGGTTTGCTAAAGGATCAGCCTTTAATGCCTTTGTAAGTTGTGTTTCACGTTTGGCATCAAATTTGATGTATCCGTCATACAACTTTTGTTTTTCTTCTTTTGTTAACTTTATTCCTGGGATAATTTCATCCGCAGTCATAATGGTTTTTTCAATATTTTTAAGAGTATCTTGCCACTCTTTTTCAGCTTGCTTCTTTCTTTCCTGAGTTTCCTTAATCAAATTTTGCTGGTACTTCTCTTCAAAAACCTTTAATTTTTCAAGAGCTTCCTTTGATTCTTCTTCCAGTAAAAGGTTATCTTCAAGCCTTTTAATTTTCTTTTCGATAGCATCCTCTTTATAATCCTGATTGGCTAAATGCTGACGCAGAATATTCTTCTGTAAATCAACATCTTTTTCTAAGGTATCTTCATCAATAGCTGAAAACTCTATTTGACGAGACTTAGAATCAATCAGTTCCATTAAAGGAACTCCTTCTTCAAAGTTATTAATTAAATCATGTAGTACTTCAGGTAAGTCCTGTTTATAAGCTTCAACCTTACTTTTTACTACATCATTTAATTTAGTCTCCAGATAGTCTTCAGAATCTTCAAACTTCTCTGGATCAAAATCTATAATCCCTTTTGTACCTGCCCACTCAGCAATTGCACGAATTGGTGATACTTCTTCTGTTCCTTCTTCGGAAGCTGCTTCTTCTCCAGTATTCTCTGGAGTCTCAATTTCAGTTTCTTCTTCGATCTCAGGATCATCTGGGGTACTAGTTACTTCTTTTTTAGTGGCTGTCTGCTTTTGGAACTCTTCCAAACTTTCAACCTCGCCAATAGTAAACTCTTTTACGTCTTCAATGTCTTTATCTGTCAACTCTGTGTTTTCAGGTGCTGGAAAATCCATTTCTGGTAAATCCCTAAACATTGATAAATCTAATTCATCTTGCTCTGCCATATCTTTCTCACAATTAGAACTGCAAAGATAATACGTATTTTTAGTAAAATCAAGTACTTGTGCAATATTGTCTTGAGTTCCTATAGTACATATGTCATTTTGTCAGTTTATTTTTTACCTGTTTTTGGTTTAGGCTTATGCCTAACTTTAAATTTTTCTATTCTTTCTTTAGCATCTAACTCTTTAAGTTTCAATGCTTTCTCTTCTTTTGTACGTTGGTTTTCAGCTTCAATTTTCTTATCTTCCAATTTTAGCTTCTTTTCCTCCATGTACCTCTGCCACTCATGCTTTCTTTCTTCTAAAGCCAATTTACCCTGCTCCATTACATCTGGAGTGCCGTCATTATCAGCATCTTGGTTTTGTTCAAATCCAAGAGTTTTAATTTCCGCAATTTGTATATTGGTTTGACGATCTTGTTCTTTATTGTAATCATCCCTATCCATTTTTTCTTTCTCTAAAGCTAAAGCCTCGTCATGCATTTGTTTTTGCATTTCCTGTTCTTGTTCAGCTTGACTTTGTTGAGCTTCCTGCATTTGTTGCTCAGAGTCAATCAATTTAGCTTTAATATCAGACAAACTAGTACTATTTAACACATCTACTACAGCAGACATATTAATCTTTTCATTCTGGATAGCTGACTGCATTAATTGCTTAAGTGTTTCTAGAGCTTGTTGATCTTTAGTACTATTAGACAAGAACACTCCATAATCAGCATTTACAAAGTCACCTTCTACTTTAAATAACACAGTAGCCAGATCATCTGTAATATACTGAAAGTTCTTAGGATTATCTTCTAAGCATTCTTTAGCCACTTCAATAACAGCTTCACAAACTCTTTTCTTAAAGAATTCGTGTGGTGCAAAGTAAGGTTCTGTAATATGAGAGCTTTGTACTACAGCTCTTTCAGTATTACCTACTAATTCGCTGGAGTTAATTGCTCCTAATCTTTGTCTGGTAATACCAGAGGTTTGCTCAATCTGTTGATTAACATAATCAAGCATTGCAATATGCTGCTGTATATAAGCACCAGTTTCAAGATCCAGAGATTTGTTTTGGTTACTTTGATTAAAGTTAGCCCCTCCAGAACTTGATCTGTTACTTTCGTTATATGAGTTAACAAACCCAAAACCCATAGCCTGAGCATAGTACATCCATTTTTCTACTTCCCAGTTATCAGGAATAAGACTCGTATCAATAAGTGCAATCTTACCAATATTCTTAGCCATTGCAAGTTCGGTTCTGTACCACAAGATAAGATATAAATATATCCAAGGTACTAAACGATCCATCATTGATACTGCTCTTGAATTTTGACAAGAGTACACAGTTCCTATATAACCTGACTTACACTCACTTAAATTATCCATACTTCGGAATTGTTGTGGACACGGCCCACATAAATCCCAAAGATATATATCCATTCCGATTCTTACACCTCTCCAGTATTCTTTAACCCAGAACCATTCAATGTATTGGTTCTTATCACCTTTAGGCATTTTAAATCCCTCCTCAACAATTACTTGTTGTGGAGCTCCATTCTCATCATAAAAGTGCCACACACCCTGTTTTTTAAACGATGCCCACTTTACTCTATGTACTGGAATACCACGATTACTCCAACCATCATCAAATGAGTAAATACTATCTACTTCAGGAATGTTAAACTGCATGTCACCATAATTGTACATGCTAGTTTGTCCTGAACCAATTAATTCCATTTGCTCAATTTGATCTGGAGTTAACCATTCATAGAACTCATTAACAATCTCTGAAACACTCATTTGAGTTCTTTCATAGATTTTATCAGCTTCATCAATAAGATCTGAGTTAGAAGGTAGTTGAAACCAGATCTCAAGTGGATTTACTCTTCGTACTTTTACTCCATCACCAACTCTGTCAACAGCTATAATTTCTTCTGCTGCTAAAAGTACATCCTTAAAGCAATCATTAAAGATCTTATCCAGGTTCTCGTGACGATAATAATGAGTTAATAGCTTTTCAGCTACACTCTCAATCATCATCTTTGGAGTATAGTTCTGGTACTTTGTAAGTTGTTCTGGTGCAGGAGGTGGATTATCTGGGTCAATACTTTGTGGATCAATGTGCGCCACAAGCATTTGTTCCAGTACTCCCAGAATTTCTGCTTTCTTTGCTTCTTGTTTAGAATGCAAAGCATCTTCATTAACAGCTCTTACAACTGGATTAAAGGGTCTTTTAGATTCTTCTCCTAATAAGAGATTGAATCTTGGAGATGTTACGTCATAAGGTTGTAAAGATGCTGGAAAATTAAAAGACTTAATTTGTTCTTTACTTAAATTAAAAGGATTTAAAACATAATCAAAGTCAGCTTTGTTAATCCTGTTATTGAAAAGTTCATAGTTTCTCCTCTTATCTCTGGATGAAGACCTGCGTGTTCTTCCATAAGCATAAGTAATACCTATTACTCCATCAATGCATTCTTTCCTCCACTGCTCATCTTTTTCTTTAAAAGACTTCTTTTGTATTGGAAAATATTGTAATGTAGTTTGATCCATGATAATTTATAGAATTGCAAAAATAGTCTTAAAAATACCACAATTCAAGTAAACTTGAAATTATTGTTACCAGCCTATAGTATTTTTATTAAAAAGCCCCCTGTTAAAGAAGTCTTGTTTATGTGCTGGAATGTATTTTGGCTTGTCATCAATTACAGGAATATACCTTCTTTCCTCATTTATTTGATAAATTGCCATCATTAATGCCATAACACGGTCTGTATTCTTTTCACCATCATAAGCAATTAACTCTTTTAAAAGAGGAATACTGCGAATTTTGTGGTAATTTTTAATGTTTTTGTCTTTGTCATAATCTTGAAGTAGCCATTGAAGGATGAGTCCCTCTCCAAATTTCTTCAGTTCATCATGCATTTTCATACCAAGCTTTCTTGTTAAACTTGGCTTTTTGATAATATCCTGTACTAATTTAGGTTCTTCACACAGTAAGTACAAGCTTCCTTGTCCTTCAAAGTAATCATAAATACCCTTTACGTTATTCTCATACAAAGCACGAGCATTGTAAAATAACAATAATCTGCGTACCTGTTCATAATAATCTTTACTTGTTTGAGGTCTTGCTGTATATTCTGCTACTATTCTACCTGTAAGTTTATTAATGATTACAGTACTTCCTAATGAGCCTGTGGTTGATATGTCATGATCATATGGGTCAATACCTGCTACATATACACCATAAGGAATACTTCCCTGGTTATCTCTTACAGGCATTTCATAAATGATAATTGGAGCATCTTTAGGATCATCTTTTCTAAGAGGATAGTTGTAGATCATTCTCAACTCTTTATCCTCTTTAAAATCAATGTTACCTTCAGGATCAATTACCATTCTTCCTTTGTATAAGTTCTGCTCATACAATGGATCAAGTTCTAATCTAGCCAGTACTCCTAAAAGATCTTGTGATGGAAACATATTACCTGAGAGTTTCATCATTGCCTCACGAGGAGTCATTGGTTTCTCAGCAATATATCTCTTAATAGAGTTTACATCCTTGGTATTTTTAGATACAATAGCTCTATCTGCTTCAATTGCTTTACGAGCTTTTACTTCATCAGAGTTACCATCTGCATCATAGTACCCTTCTAAGTTAGAATACTCAGGTACAAAGAATCCAGATTTGTTTCCTTCTGCACCCTCATCCCAGATATTATCAACTGCACGAATGTTATAACCTCTTGGGTTTTCAAACAATTCCTGTAATCCTTCAAAGTCAGCTCCTTCAGTACCACCTGTACCAAATGCTACCATTAATCCGAATACATTAGATCCTTGTTCTAAAGAGGAACGTGCAATTTGCCAAGCTTGTAATAAACCAGGTAACTTACCGCCCTCTTCAAATAAAAGAAGCTTTCCTCTTTTACCACGAGCTCTATTTGGATCATTCTTTAAAGTAACACCTAGGATCTCTGACTTGTAACCCTTCTCTACTTCTTTACCATTAATTAAGGCTTTATAAGAAGCTCTACGATGTAACTCAGTATTACGTACTTGTCTTCTTTTTGCCCAAGCTGTATGCTCGTTGATGAAGTCCATCATCTCCCAAGCCTTGGTAAGAATACCATCACCAATCAAATATTCCTTCTCACCAGCAATTGCAAAAGATCTTGAACCTCTAATTAGGAAGAAGTTTCTATTAAGCATACTTCCACCTTTAAATGAATATCCACGACCACGAGTTTTTAATACTACTCCGTGTTGTCCTGCTTTCTCTGCTTCATTTAAATAATGGTAATAATTGTAATCTCCATCCCAAGGAGCTGCAAAGTCTAATATACGATTAGATTGTACTTTACCATCATCTGTATAAGTTAATTTACCTTCAGCATCTAAGATTGGTATTGTAAGATAGATTGGTGAATAGTTTAAATAGAAGTAATAGTACCCTGGAATGTAATCATGTCCAGCATGGTATCCTTCTAAACAACGTTTAGCCTCTTGTCTCCAATAGTTCATATAGGATCTAGAACCTGGCTGGTACTTACAGTACGTGCCATACTCCTTAAAGGTTAATGCTGCTTCTCTAAAACTATCTGAATTTACCATTTAATTGCGCTTACAAAAAAAATAAAGATTTGGGTTTTCCACATCTTCTAAAAGAAATTCTAATATTTCCTTTGATTTACAATAGCCTTGAAAGAATGTAATAGTACTATTTATACAAGCATTATCTAATCCTGTGTAAGATATTCTTAAGAAATTATTTAAAGCCCCATCAACACTATAAAACTTTATATCTATTCTTCCAGAATTTGTTTTAGGATAATCATGTCCTTCTAAACATAGAATATCTTTATCACAAATATAATGAATTTCTTTATAAGAGTCATGTCCATTATTACATAACCCCAATTTAAATCCTTTATTTAGTACAATACTTGTTATTTCTGAATATGTCATAATTGTTTGCAAGGGTGATAGGACTCGAACCTATAACATACAGTTTTGGAGACTGTTGTTCTACCAATTGAACTACACCCATGTATTTTTTGCGTGGAGATTAAGAATCGAACTTAAATCCTTCTGATTAACAGTCAGATGCTTTACCAATTAAGCTATCTCCCCTTGTAGCCCACACGATGAGATTTGAACTCATGATCTCCTCATAGACAGTGAGGCAGGGACTCCAGACTCCCCTACGTGCAGGTAATTAATTTTTAGGGTGTTAGTGGGACTCGAACCCTATTCCCCAGATTCACAGTCTAGTACTTTACCCATAAGCTACTAACACAGTGCAACCTTCAGGACTCGAACCTGAATCTGAAGCTCTTCAGGCTACTGCATTGACCATCTTTGCTAAAGTTGCATATTTTATTAAATTGGATCTATATCCTCAAAAGCTCCTGATTCCTCACCACCACGAGCTCTTGTATTTTCTTGTAATTCTTTTCTAATCTTTTCATCTAACTTTGCAAGTGATTCAGCTACCTTAGCTGTATCTCCCATTGCTTTAGTTACATCAGTTACTTTATAAACAGGTTGCCCTCTTTTATCTCTCTCTTGAAAGTTAACTGAGTTGAAGTAATTGATCAATTCTTCTAATGTATTTTGAGCTGCTTTAATAAGACGCATACTTGGAGTCTTCTGCAATTGATTATATTTATCAATCGCATTTAGTACATCTTGATCAGGTACATAATTACCTCCAAATATATCTTCCTTAATAGCTTGATCTCTTTCTTCTTGAGGAAAGGCTAAGTAACTGGATTTATAATCAGCTGTAAAATATACAAAGGCTAACTCTTTAAAAGCTTTAGCTTTATCCTTACTCTTGTCCCTGTCCCACAAAATAGCAAATTCTTGAATTGCCAGTGTATGGGGCAGGGGTTCAATTGCAGTCTTATTAAATTTAAATAATAACATTAGTTCTTTTTTGAAGCTACGTACTCTGTTACTGTTTTAGACATTGGAAAGTCTGTTAAACAAATTGTAGTATAAGGATTTCTAATTCCGTCATATGGATTAGAAGTACCAACCCAAGGACCTTGCCAAGGCATAACAGGGTATGGATTTTGAGGAATACTTGGAATATATTCAATTTGTTTATCCAATAGAATAACTAACTCTTCCATTGTAATTTGATCTGCTTTAAGTAGTCTTGATAAAATATCTAGTTTCTTATTCATGTAATGCTTTGTCTAATTTTATATATGTTGAAAGTCTGCACTTTCCTTGTTGTACTGCTTGAAATAAATCTTGTGTCATTCTTTCAATAAGTGCCTTTTCATATGTAATAATTGGGTCAACATAAAAACTTAACGGAGCAGAGTCTATTATTAATTTCCAACATTGTCTAAATTGCTCTGCTGAGACACCTTCTGGTAATTTTGTTATATCTATTTTTAAAACTTTTTCGTCCACTATTTCAAATTTTCTAATTTATAAATCCCTTTACTTATATCTCCAATCAAATCCTGAAGTTTATTCTGAATGTCTGGAGCATAATTAAAAGCTGCTTGTTTACTTGTTACATATGTACGTACTTCTTTTAAGTACGCAATAGGCTCTTCTGCATTTGAAGCGGGAATAGTATAAGGTTGTAATCCTTTATATCCCTGAATCAATTCAGCAATGGTATCAGCATGATCTCTTACTGCATCATAGAGATCTCCTAAAGCTACATGGGCAGCATAACTTGTAGTTTTTAAATGCGCTAAATGGAGCACATCACCACAATGAAATAATTTACCTACAAATTCTACTTCCATACTTGTTGAGGAGTTTACCAGTCGTTTTACTTTTGTATCCATTAGTTAATGTCTTTACTCATTAATGGTGCTGCAAGTCCTGAGTGACTTGAGTTCAATTTAGCTTTAGATAGCATATCAGCCAGCTCTTTATCAATTACACCTGTTACTTCATATTCATTGATCAATGCATAGTTTTTACCGTTAAATTCCATCATAAGGAATTGTACATGTGGTACAGTAACTACATAATCACCTGGTTTCATTGTAACAACATCCTTACCTACTGCGTGCACAATACACCAAGGCTCAGGATCAAATTTAGTTTTACCAGCTTTAACAATTCCTGATCCTGGAATCAACTCACTGGATTCAGCTACAATTTCTACAAGTACTCTGTTGAGTACAGGCTTAATCATTTCTCCTACTAATTTTGTCATATTTGTGTTTTTACTTGTTCCAATTCTTCAATTACCGAAAGTCTCTCAAGATCTTTGTCTATCGGGTATTTATAGGTTAGCTTTACTCTTAATAAAGCTACTTCTTTTTCCAGATAATCTACCCTACGATCCATATTGTAGTAATTATCAATAAAAGGTTTTAATATTTGATTTACATATCTTTGAGATGTAGTTAAACTAATCTCTCCACTCCTGTATAAATTTAAAAGTTTTAAAATCTGTTCATCATTTATAACTTTAGGATTTAATTCGTAAGTCTTAGGTTTTTTAAAAAACCCCTTTATTTTATCTACCACCCTCATCTTTTTGTTTTTATTCCTTTTAAAAATCCAATTGGTGTTCTTCTTGTTGTTTTATGATTCTGTTCTTTTAGAGCACATATGTATTCATAACTATGTTCAATTACTACATCTCCATAATCCTTTACAAACACACGACACTTATTCTTTATAATACTGCCCTTAGAGTTTAGTATCTGTTCTGGTCTAGATACATCATCTATATCCCACTGATGTTTAATGATAATTCCCTTTTTAATTAATCTGGGTTTATCTTTTTCACTTTTAGGCTCTGAATATAAATCAACCTTTGTTTTAAATTCAAGTAACATATTAGATCCATTTATCTCCATCTGGATGAGGACATGCACAAGCTACACATCTTACCTTTGCTTCCAGTACACAACCACATTGGGTACATGTACTTAATACATTTAAAGCTTTTGGATAAGCTGAGTTTAATGGACAATTAGAGCAGATCTCTAATCTCTTTTTAGCCAGTATCTCTGCCTCCTCATTGTGCCATACCAGATTTGTCCAGCCCTCCAGAATCTGACTTATCTTGCTTTGCTTGTTTTCTGAGCTCATCTCTTTCCTTCCAAACTTCAGTTAAATTTTCCTGTATCCATTTCTTTTTATTTGGGTGGACACCAAACTTCCCAAGGTACTTAAAATTTGTTGTTCCTAAATCACGATTTCTCCAGTTCTCAACCATAAACTTAAAAGGTGATTCTACAATAGCTTTAACCTGAGCTTTTGACAGGTTGTGCTTTTTACATAAAATATCAATTAAGTCTTCCATTCAAATACATATATATCATAAGAGTCTTTGTACATATTGACATGTACCAGATGATTTAGAATTGTTCCGCTGTTTTGGCTATTAAAGGTTTCTTCCGCCTCATCAAGTCTAAGTACAATGTCAAGCATTTCTTCTAAAGTCAATTCTGGTAAAACTCTTCTACTTATTAGCTGGTGCAATTGAGAATACAATATTAATCTTTTTTAGTGATTCTAAGTCTTTAGATACAAATACTGGATTAAAGAATAAGTTTCCCTCTTCATCTTGCTTTAAGATTCCAAGAGTTAATAGTCTTTTCTCTGCTTTAATAATCTGATTCCTTGAAATCTTTAATTTCTGAGCCAGTAACTTAACGGTACTTTCTCCAAAGATAAGAGTATTTAAAGTCTTCTTATCTTTAAAACGAGATTGATTACTGTAGTATAATAGCATATAAGCAGACAGTACTCTTCGATCCGTTTCTTTCAACGGAATCTTTGGAGCCATCCACTCAAGCCATTTATCAAAAAACTCTTTAGTTGTTGTTTGTATCTGTACAGTTATCATTCCCTACAATCTCCATCTTCTTCTTAACTGCTTTTGGTTTGGGATGCATCTTGCCCCAAATCTTGTCTACTAAGAACCCAATCATGTACGAAAGAGGCTCTTCATTATTCATTATATCTACATCACAGGTAGTTAAAAGTCTCTTAGCTACGTGAGTAACTTCATGAGCTACAGTTCCTGGGGATGCATTAGGAGCTAAAATTACAACGTACCTTTTAGTATCAGGCTCGTCGTACAAAAACATAGCTTGGCTTATCTCCTCATCAGCTTCAGCTAAATACCAATTCTTCTTTTTAAATAAGTGCTTTTTTGCAGCATGTACATCTTCTGCTAATATTACAGTTAAGAAGGCTTCATAAATCTCAAGTTCGATTTTATATTGCTTTAGCCTCATTGTAATTTATTTTAACACTTTCCTTTTCCCTTGCCACCCTTTGTAGGTTTTGGCATCTTCTTTCCTTTGCTCATTGGTTTATTTATTTAAATCTAAAATTATCATTCTGTAAGATTCTTTTTGTACTACAGGTTTTACTGGATCATCAAACAAAGGATGCTTCATTATTGTCCAAGTGCACTCTTGTTGACTTCCATATATACCCTCATCTTTCCATTTTTGTACCTGTTCTTCCCAAGCTTTAGCTTCTGATCCATCCAGATCCCACTCAAATGCCTGATCTCCAATATCACCAAGATGATATTTATGAAGAATAGTAGTTGATTTTTTATCAGAATGGAGTATCTCTACACTTCTCATATCTCAAATTTTAATTTAATTCCCTTAAACTTATCTAACTCATCCAGTGCTACTATAGCTGTACTTAATTGTAACCCAGTCTTTAACATAAATTGTTTGATCAGGTTATTAATTTGAAGTTCTAACTCTTCTTTTTCTTTAAGTAACAATTCTGTATCCATATTAAAAACTAAATATATCTCTTCCAACTTAGCTGAAAATCAGCCTATACAGTCAAGAGGGGAATTACTTCCTTGCCAACATCGTATCTGTCCACTTCATTGTCTTATTCAGATTGATACGCCTGTATAACTTTTAAGTCGAATTTAACTTAAAAGAAGATTTTACCTGATCCAAGCACCTTCCAACTTTATTAGGTTGTGCAAGTTTCCTTTAAGTTAATTAGTGGCGGGGACAAGACTCGAACTTGTGACCTCTGGATTATGAGTCCAGCATTCTAACCATCTGAACTACCCCGCTTTAAACCATTTAAGCTTGTGGCTTAGCAATAGATTTAATCTTAGTCACAATTGACCAGATTGTACCTACTGCTGCTAAAAGTAATCCTGATACTTCAGCTACTGTGCCGTCATCAACGATTCCTTTTGCAATCAGATAACCTCCCACGAAGGTTAAACCATGTCTGATAATTCCTGTTACTTGATCTTGATTCATGTTTTTATAGATTTTAGTTAACTAAGGTGCAAAGATAATACAAAGAAATGGAAAAGTCAAGTCTTTTTAAAGAAAGTTTTACTACACTATAGTATATTATTGAAAATGAAGCTAATAATTTTCAAAACTGTGGCAAATTTGCACTAATTTCAATAGTCTTTAGAACTTAGGTTTGAAAAACTACTGAAAATGGATGTATTTGTAATATGTACTATATTAATGTGTCTTGGTATTTACCTGGTTTTTTAGCTTTTCTAAAATTTTTTCCCAAAATTTTTTAAAAAAATGAGAACTTGAACCTGCTGTCAAAACACCACCACCTAAAATGGGCATCGGGAAAGTCCCCGTACCTTAAAAAACTATATAAGCATGAAAGCTATCGTAATTTATGTTTCAAAATCAGGTAATTCTGCAATTCTTGCTGTGCGTCAATCATTTGGTGCTGTAACATGCGATGTTGCAAGTGGTTGGGTTGGCTTGAATGAGAAGGTTGAAGTTGGTCAAGAGCTTCCTATTCCAGCTAAAACTGTTGCTGTACGGGCTGAGGTTGCCAAAGATGGTACTGTGTTTAATAAGCTGGTATTCAGCTGATAAGAGGGGAGAAATCCCCTTTTATTTCCATCAAACAACTACTAAACTACTAAA